AGCAGTGGTATCAACGCAGAGTACTGACGCGGGCGGGGAGGAATACCTGGAGATGGACGGAGACCGAGAATGACCGACCAGACCGATGCCGATCAGCCGGCCCCCGAGGGCGCCTCCGCCGCGCCCGTTCCCGAGGTCCCGGCGACGCCGCCGGCAGAGGAGGGTGCGGAAACTTCCGCCGACGGCGGAGCGTCCCCCGAGGTAGCCGAGGGGTCGACCTCGACCGAGCAGCCGCCCGAATCCGATCCCATCGACGACGGTGCTCCCCGCATCTCGCCCGTGCAGCCGAACCACCCCGCCGTGCAGGCGATCCCGAGCGACGCGCACGATGGCAACCTGCCGCCGGTGAACGCTGGCGTTACCCTGCCGGCCCCGCTCCCGGAGGAGCTACAGCCACTCGACCCTCCGGCCGAGCTGTCGCCCGAGGAGGTCGCCGCGCCGCACGCCCATGCGGACGACGCCGAGGACATCCGACCCGAGCACGCGGAGCTGGTCGACGACTTCGTGAGGCACGTCGAGGCCGCCCACGACGCCGCGGCGGCTGCCGGAGTGACCGGTCACAACGTCGCCGTCCTGTCCCGCGCGATTGGCGAGGGCTTCGTGCGGATCTTCGGCTACCGCGCGCAGGCCCAGATGCGGGAGGCGGACGGAGAGCCCGAGAAGGAAGGGGAGGGCGACAAGGAATGATCGTCGTTGCCTGCAAGCTCCCTAACGGCCTCGACATCGGCGGGTTCGTCCTCAAGGGCGCGCACAGCGCCATGCTCGACCAGACCACCCTCAAGCCGATGGGCACCGGGCAGATCGGCGGCTACGCGATCACGCACGACGTGCCGGACGACGTCTGGGAGCGGTGGCTGCGCGACAACCGGAACTCGCCGATCGTGACGAACGGCCTGGTCCACGGCTGCTCCGATCCGGTCGAGCTGGAGGCCTGGTGCTATTGGAACGCCCGCGTCCAGGGCACGCACCGGGCGCCGCAGACGCCGGTGACCCTGCGCTAGTCCCCTTTTTTGCTTAGCTTACGGAACGCGGATTAGACCCGGCCCCTACGGGTAGATACGTCGGATGACCGAGACCCTCGTCCCGATCTGCTTCGGTTGCGAACGCTTCCGCGGCCTCGTCCCCGACGCGGGATGGTCCTGCGCTGCGTTCGACCGCATCCCGACCGAGATCCTCGCGTCCGTCGTCGACCACCGGAAGCCCGTCGAGGGCGACCGCGGACTGGCCTTCGTCCCTAGGGAATCCGACTTGCCCCCTCTCTCCGAAGCCCAGCGACGCGCGATGTGGGCGGCAGCGGCCGGTCACGGCCCGCTCGGCATTCCCACTGGCGTAGGGCGCGAGTTCGTCGCGAGCGACCCGGGCGGGAAGCTGCCGGCGACGGCCAAGGACATGTCCAAGACGAAGTGGGGCGTGCTCAAGCGCCTCTTCGGCGAGTGGCTAAGCGAGGAGGAGGCGGAGCCCGAGCATCGTGCGAACGATATCAAATTTGTTGAAAACGAACACCTGCGTGACAAAGGCGGTAAGTTTGCGACGGTTTATCACGGATCGCGCGAGATTGGCATTGAGCGTGGATTTAAACCGGGTCAAGGGGCATATACGACTACCGATCCAGTAGAGGCAGCCCACTACGCCATGGGCGGACACCTCGGCGGGAGCGGTAAGGGCGAAGCCCGAGTTCATACGTTGAATGCCCACGAAGGCTCGATCCTCGATATAGATCAGGCGATAGCGAGGGAATTTGAGCAGGGCGGGGATCCGGATACCCTGATTAGTAAAATTATCAAGTCGGAAAAACGCGCTGGAAAGGCCGGTGCTCGATATCTCCGATATCATCATCCGAGTTTTCAGGGAAATAAAGCGCAAGAAGTTCTGATTTCTCTCTATCCTCATGAAGATCTATCGCATGGGGGCGCCGAGACGGCGGAATCCGTATTAAATGCGCACGCGGACAGGAAGATGGAAGTCGGCGCCGACGAGCGTCCCTGGGACCGGAAGGGCAGGGCCGCATCGATCGCGTTCGTGACCGGGGACGGCCGCGTGCTGCTTGTTAAGCGCAGTGCCAAGGACGATCACAAGCCGGGCGAGTGGTGCCTGCCGGGGGGCAAGGCCGAGGGAGACGAGGGATTCTACAACTGTGCCCTGCGTGAAGCCGGTGAGGAAGTTGGAACCGATGGGTGGGAGGACGAGGGCGGTCGCGAGCTGCTCCGCACCCGCACCCCGAACGACTGGGAGCACGTCACCTACGCGATCCCCGTCCGCGACGCGTTCGTGCCCCGCCTCAGTGACGAGCACGACGACTGGACATGGGCGCACCCCGACGCGCTGCCCGACCCGGTGCATCCCGGCGTTAAGAAGTGCGTGGACGGCGTGATCCTGGACGGGCGCGCCGAGGACGTCGAGAACCCCGAGGGCAGGCTCTCGGCGACGACCCGCGAGGATATTTCCGCCGGCCGTCGGAAGAGCATGCCCGAGAGCGCCTTCCTGGAGCCCGCCCGGCGCAAGTACCCGGTGCAGGAGCTGCGGGACGGGAAGTGGACCTACACGTGTGCCCTGCTGCTCGCCGCGGGCCGCCGCGCCCGCATGGAGGGCGACCCGAAGCTCGCGGCCCGCGCCGACGCGATCCGGGCTCGCGAGTTCCCGGAGGCGGCTGACGGCGAGTTTCGGGAGGGTGACCATCCGCGCCGCAGCGACGGCAAGTTCGGGTCGGGTGGAGGCGGACCGCCGAGTGGGACGGAGCATCTGAAGAAAGCGTACGAGGAGGGATCGGTGCCGGAGGGATGGTACACGCACGGCCGCGCCATGCGCCAGGACCTGAAGACCGGCAACGTCATCCAATCGACGCGTGACCTGGACGTCTCCCACCAGTACGCTGGCAGCAAGGGGAGCGTCTGGTACCTGCGGCCGAAGGCCGACGCGAGGACGCTCGACCTGTCCGGCACGTCGTCGGGGGACATCGGTCGGGTTGCGGATGCGGCGGTGGAGGACTACGAGAGCGGGAAGCTGCCGTGGGCCGACGACTTCGACAACTCCAGGGATCTGCGCGGTCTCTCCCGCGAGGAGAAGGCCGACGCGCTCCGCGAGGTTGTGGAGGAGAGCTTCTCGCCGGGCAACATCGTCGACTCTGCGGGTGCGTACGACAACCCGGATTGGACTAAGTGGCTGAAGAAACGCTTCAAGGTCGACTTCGTCCACGTCCCCGACGGCTCGGTCACGATCAATCCGAAGGCGGTGGAGGCCGTCAAGGTCCGCGGCGCCGAGGACGTCGCCGATCCCGACCGCAGGGTGATCGGCAAGCCGGGCACCCCCTCCGAGCGCGAACCCACGCCCGAGGGCGCGCTCGACGGGTTCGACGCAATCGCCCGCGTGCTTGACCTGGCGCTCGACGGGGCCGCCGACGGGCTGGCCTTCGACGCGCTGCTCGGGCTGGCCGAGGACAAGGAGCCCGAGCGCTGGAAGGACGACGTCGGCCGGATGCATATCTCCGACAGCGTCATCAGCAAGGCGGTCGTTTCCCCCTACCTGGGAAAAGAGATCAACCGGGTGATGGAGGGCGAGGAGGGCTGGGTGCCGCTCGAAGCCGAGCGCACCTACAGGCTCCTGCGCCACCCGGACGAGCTGCGGAAAGCCGCCAAGACGTTCCAGGGCCTCCCGATCGTCTGGAAGCACGTCCCGACCTCCGCGGAGGACCACCCGACCGACATCGTCGTAGGCGCCACCGGCACGAACGCGAAGTTCGACGGCACCGACCTGACGAACGACCTCGTGTTCTGGCCGAAGTACGCCGTCGAGGCGGTCGAGGACGAGTCGAAGAAGAATTTGAGCTGCGGCTACGGCTACAAGGCCGACATGACGCCAGGCAGCTACGACGGGCACGACTACGACGGGATCATGAGGGACCTCGTGGGCAACCACCTGGCGCAGGTGGAGCGCCCGCGGGTCCCCGGATCGAAGGTGGGTGGAGATGAGGCTTCCGAGGACGGGTTCGACCGGCTCGCGAGGATCCTCGCGGCGGCCTGACCCCGCGCCGGGCCTCGTCCGGTGCCCGCGGTGCCTGGACGACGTGCCGGCGAGGAAGCCGCCGTGCGCCTCGCTGACCTACTGCAACTGCCTGGCGATCCGCCGGGACGCCCTGCACGCGACCTGGGACGCGGCGAAACCCACACCCGCACCCGCACCCGCCGCGCAGACCGGCGACGACGACGGAGCATAGACATGACGGTTCAGACCGCCACCGAGATCGCCGCAGCGCTCCGGCGCAAGTACCCCACCCCGGAGGCGGCCCTCGCCGCCCTGGGGCTCGACTCCGCACTGCTCGAAAACACGGAAGACCAGGAGACCGACATGGCACGACTGTCCGCCGCCGCGAAGCGCAAGTTCGCCGAGCGTCTGAAGGCCAAGGGCGCGCTCGCGATGGACGCGGACCTCGACGACGTCATGGACGCGATGTCCGATATCGAGACGGAGGATGCGGATCCCAACGCCGGGATTCCCGCCTTCCTCGCCGAGCACGAGGACGACCGCGACGACCGGTACGAGACGCCCGAGGAGCGGCGCATCGACGAGGACAGCGCGCGCCGGGTGATGGACGCCCGCCGCCTGCTGGGCCGCGACGAGACCGCGGAGGAGAGCGACACGCGCGAGGAGGAGCGGGAGTTCAAGCCGGACGCCGACAACGCCGCCCGCGACGCGCTGCGAGCCCGCCGGGCCGCCGACGCCCGCCGCCATCTCGCCGGGACGAGTCGGAGGAGGAGAGGACCAAGCGCGAGCGCGAGGATGAGGCGGAGGACCGTCGTCGGGCGCACAACCGCTACCGCACCGCCCGCGACTACCGCCGCGCCCGGGACGCCCATCACAGGGCGATGGACGCGATGCGGAAGCACGCGGCCGACTGGAAGCGCGCGGACGACTCTTGCAAGTCCGCCGAGGACGCCCATCGGAAGGCCATGGACGCGAAGGACGCGGACGGGGGCAAGAAGGCGGCCGAGGACCGGCAGCGTGCGGACGACGGCAAGCGGAAGGTCGCGGACGACATCCGCCGGGCGCACGACGCGCTGCGGCAGTCCCGGGACGCCCGGGCTCGCGCCCGGGACGCCCGGCGCGCACACGACGAACCGGAGGAGTTCAAGGGAATGCCCAAGCCCGGCGAGGACAAGGTCTCGAAGGCCGCAATGGACGCTGCGATCGAGCGCCGCGTCTCGACCGCGCTAGCGGACAACGACGCGCGGCACCACCGCATCACTACTGCTCTGGACACCGTGCGTCCGAAGGTCGGACGCATCGCGATGGACGAGGGGATCAAGGACGAGGGTGACGTGTTCGGCCGCGCCCTAGACGTCCTCGGCGTCTCCCACGCGGGGGTGACCGAGACGGCCGCGCTCAAGGCCATGTTCAACATGGCGCCGAGGATCGGCGGCGAGCGGGAGCGCGAGACCAAGCTCGCCCTCGACGCGGCGCCGGAGAGGCTGACGAAGCTGCGGGGCCTGCTGGCCGGCGGCAACACGGCCGAATCGTTCTAACCGCCGGACCGCACCGGATCAAGACAGAGGAGAATTGACATGGCCGGTGGCATTCAGTCACAGGTGAATGGTGTTCAGGCGCCGGCCGTAGCCGGCGACTACGCGGACAGCAACCCGCGCTTCCGCGCGCTCGGCGGACCTGGGGGTCTCGTCACTGGCACCCTCGGCGTTACGGTGGGTCGCTTCGCGTGGTTGAACCAGTCGTCGATCGACCCCGACAACGCCGCGACGATCGTCAACAACTTCCCGTCGCCCGGCCTGCCGGGGGTCGCCCCCGATGGGTTCGTGAGCCGTCCGGACGCCCCGGCGATCATCACGACCTACCTCGCTGACGCGACGATGCTGATCCAGCCCGGGAGCCCCGTCCCGCTGTGGAGCAGCGGCGGCTACTGGTGCAAGAACGACGGGTCGACGCAGGCGCTCTACAACCAGAAGGCATACGCCGACCTGGCCACCGGAAAGGTGAGCTTCGCCGCGTCCGGCGCGGCATCGACGGTGGGCATCACCGGCTCGATCGCCGCCGCGACGTGGAGCGCGTCGTCGTCCCAGATCGCCGGCAACGTCCTGACCGCGGGAGGCACGATCACCGGCACGATCGCGGTCGGCTCCGTCCTGACCTCGGGCGGCTCCGGCAACGTCGTCGCCCAGCTCTCGGGTACCCCCGGCGGCGCCGGGTCCTACGCCTTGTCGGTCGGCGAGCAGTCCGTCGCGGCCGGCACGAGCGTCGGCGGCTCCTACGGGACCCTGACGGTCACGGTGGGCTCCGGCATCGAGGTGGGCGCGCTGCTCGGCTCGAACGGCGCCACCGTCGCCGCCGGCACCTACGTGACGGCGCTCGGCACGGGCAGCGGCGGCCTCGGGACCTACATCGTCAACGCGACGCAGACCGTCGGGTCGGGGACGATGACCACCTCGACGAACGTCGAGACGAAGTTCTACGCGAAGTCGTCCGGCCTCGCGGGCGAGCTGGTGAAGATCAGCTCCGTCCTGTGACGGCCGGCGCCGGGAAGGCGAACAGAGGAGTCCTAGAATGAATATCAATGAGGCCCGGGCAGCCTTCCTGGCGATGCGGGCCAACGAGCTGCGGCACGTCCACTGGAACAACGTGCCGGAGCCGTACGGGTTCGTGTCGTCCGACCCGGACCTCGGCGCGGATCTCGGGATGGCGTACGACGCCCTCCCCACCCTCACGCTGGATCCCAACGCCGGCGTGCCCACGATGTTCACCACGTGGGTCGACCCGAAGATCTACCAGGCCCTGTTCTCGCCGCTCCGTGCGGTCGAGATCTGCGGCCCGGAGAGGCAGATCGGCGACTGGACCGAGCAGACCGCCATGTTCCCGGTCGTCGAGGTCGTCGGCGAGACGACGGCGTACGGCGACTACAACAGCGGCGGCGGCCAGAACAGCGCCAACGCGAACTTCCCGCAGCGCCAGAGCTTCCTGTTCCAGGGCATCATCGAGTACGGCGACCTGGAGGTCGCCCGCTACGCGAAGGCCAAGATTAACTGGATCACCGAGAAGCAGCGGGCGCGGATGCGCGCGCTCAACACCTTCATGAACTACGCCTACTTCTACGGCGTGGCCGGGCTGGCCAACTACGGCCTGCTCAACGACCCGAACCTACCGGCCTCGATCTCGCCGGCCCCGAAGGCGTACGGCGGGACCACGTGGCTCGTCGGGACCCAGGTCCGGGCGACCGCGAACGAGATCTTCAACGACATCCAGGCGCTCTTCATCCAGCTAGTCAACCAGAACTCCGGCCTCGTCGACCGCGAGACCGAGCTGGTCCTGGCGCTCGACCCGCAGCACGAGGCGGCCCTGACGGCGACGAACGGCTTCAACGTCAACGTCTCCGACCTGCTGAAGAAGAACTTCCCGAAGATGCGCGTCTGGTCCGCGGTCCAGTACGGCCCGCAGTCGGCGCAGCAGCCGCAGGGCCAGGCATCCGGCCTGTCGTTCATGCAGCTGATCGCGGTCAACGTCGAGGACCAGCGCACGGCGATCCCCGCGTTCAACGCGAAGCTGATCGCGCAGCGCGTCGTGTTCGACCTGTCGGCCGCCCGGCAGAAGATGGTGTCCGGCACCTTCGGCACCGTTGTGCGCTACGCCGCGGGCGTCGCAGGAATGGTTGGAATTTGAGGTCTCTCTACTAATACGACGTAGAGAGACCCACAGTGAGAGAGGTAATATGTCCGAGACCGATCCGACCAAGCCCGAGACCGGCGCCGCGTTCAGGCGTGGCAACCGCGCCACCGGCACCGCGACCGTCGTCGTCGCGTGCAACCTGCCGCAGGGGCTGATCCTCCAGATCTACGACAAGGAGGAGGTCTCCTTCTACAGGGACGGCCACCCCGTCACGGAGATCCAGGCGACGCTGAACCTCGCGGCGGGCCAGTATGCCCTGCGCGGGCCGGTGAACCAGAGCAGCCTCGCCGCGATCGGCCGCGGCGATCGCCTGCCCGACGACTACCGCATGATCCGCGGCAAGGCGCCCGATACCGGCTACGCCCTGACCCTCGACGTGCCGGAGGACTTCTGGCGGAAGTGGGTCGAGGACAATGCCCAGTCCCCGCTCGTCCTGAACAAGCACGTCTTCGCCGAGGCGACCGAGGCGCGCGCCGTGGCCCGCTCGCGGGAGTACGCGGAGTTCCGGTCCGGGCTGCAGGGCCTGGCCCAGGCCGGGGACTACCGGGTCCCCACCGGCCGGACGATCCGCAAGTACGACCCGAAGGATATGGAGTCGGACGAGCAGGTCGGCGCTCTCCAAGGCGCCTGACCAGGGGTGGGCGTCGGCGGGATCCTCCAGACGGCCTCCGGCCTAGCCCCTAGAACCGACTGGTGACAGCCGATGCCCGCGCCGCTCCCCCCGAACCTGCCGCCCACGATCCCATATATTTTTGACTACGCCACGTGGATCATGACGTTCCCGGAGTTCGCGGGCGTGGGTCAGCCGCAGGCCGACCTCTACTTCGGCATCGCGACGTCGTTCGTTAAGAACGACGGGACGGGACCCGTCCGCAATCCGCACCTCCTGCGGAACCTGCTCAACCTGACGACGGCGCACGTCGCGAAGCTGTTCTCGATGCAGTCGAACGGTCAGCCGTCGTCGAGCGGCGGGGAGGCCCCGGCCGGCCTGGTCGGGCGCATCTCCTCCGCGACCGAGGGCTCCGTCTCCGTCTCGACCGAGTTCGAGAGCGACGGGGCCGCCTCGGCCTGGTGGAACCAGACGCAGTACGGGGCGACGGCTTACCGAATGCTCGCACCCTTCCGCACCATGCGGTACCTGCCGGGTCCGCGCCGCCGCTACAACCCGCCGGTCCGCGGGGGAGGCTTCTTCGGAGGCGGACTCGGCGGTCTCTAGTCACTCGGAGGACATAGCGTGCCCAACCCGACTATCTTCACGTCTATCGGCGACCTGAGCCTCCAGCAGATCCAGGGTGGCGCCGCCGGCTCCGCGACCGCCACGGGCTCCGGCGCCGGCACCGCGACCGTCAACGCCCCCGTCGGCAGGGTGACGACGACGTCGCTTACGACGGCGGCGGGCGGCACCGCGACGCTGACGATCGACGACAGCCTCGTGTCCGTCGGCGACATCGTGTTCGCCTCCGTCCGCGACGGGTCAGCTACCACCGGCACCCCGGTCGTCGCGACGGCGGCCGTAACCGCCGCGGGCGTGATCACGGTCCTACTCCAGAACATCCATGCCTCCGCGGCGCTGAACGGCACGCTCGTCGTCTCGTTCATGTGGGTCCCCTTCCTGTAGGGGTCGACCTTCCTCCGACATCGACGGAGAGGCCGGATTCCGGGCTGTGCAACGCGGTCCGGGCGCGTCCGGCTACTATCCCCCTAGCCGGAGCGGTCGACGCCGCACGGGCGCCTACGCGCGGACGTCCTCTCGATGCTCCTCACCCTCTACTCCAACACGTCTTATGCGACGCCCGTGGCGGCCTCGATCGCCGTGGCGGACTCGTCGGGCTCGATCGTGCGCAACGGCACCTGCGCGGCGTCGTACCAGCTCGGCCAGTTGGTGTCCCTGTCCGCCTCGTTCTCTGAGAGCTGCGGAACGACGCCGGTGGATCCCTCCGCCGTGCTCGCCTACGTCCAGTCCCCGGACGGGGCCGTGACCGAGTACGCCTACTCGCCGGGGAACTCCGGCGTCGGGCAGATCGTCCGGGACGGACCCGGCGCCTACTCGCTGGACATTGTCGTCGGCGCGCCCGGTCCCTGGATCTATGACTGGGTCGGGACCGGCTACGCCCCCGTCGCCTCGGGCGACGTCTATTTCCAGGTCGAGCAGTCGACCTTCGCGTCTCTGATCGGAGGGTAGCCGTGGCATCCGGGTGGGGCGTCTCCCTTTCGTCCACCAACAGCGCGAACAGCGTGCAGGGGGGTCAGAAGCTCAAGGCCTTTCTGGAGGGCGTGTCGGACAAGCTCCGCAACGGGTCCACTCTCAAGGTCGGCTTCCTCGCGGGCGCCACCTACCCGGACGGCAAGCCCGTCGCGATGATCGCGGCCATACAGAACTTCGGCGCCCCCCGGCGCAACATCCCGCCACGCCCGTTCTTCACGAATATGATCAAGGCGGAGTCCTCCGGGTGGGCGCCCCTGCTCGCCGTCGAACTCGTGAAGGGCAAGTACGACGCGGTCAGGGCGCTTAACCGCCTGGGAGCCGTCATGAAGGGACAGCTTCAGAGATCGATCCGGATCGGCCCTTGGCAGCCTCTTGCAGGCGTGACCGTTGCTCGGCGTATGGCGCGTTACAGCAGCAAGTCGAAGAGCAAGAAGAAGCACGATCGGCCGCTGATCGACACCGGACATATGCTGAACTCCGTCGACTGGACCGTCTCCGGCTGGTGGGAGTCCACGAAGAAGTGAGCCTGTCCTACAACATCGACCTCGTCGGCAGGGTATTTTACAGGCTCACAGTCCTCGCGTTCTCCCACCTCTCGGCCTCCCGCTACCGCTACTGGCGTTGTCGGTGCGAGTGCGGGGCCGAGACGGTCGTCAGCGGCTTCAACTTGATCGTCGGCAACCAGAAGTCCTGCGGTTGCTCCCGCGGCCGGAACTACCGCAATACCGTGACCGGCCGCTTCGACTACGACATCCCTTTCTAGGGGAGGATCGAACGTGACCGACGCCCTCGAACTTCGCCTCGACACCGTGTGGTGCAATACGCCACCGGCTCGCTTCGTCCCACGGGTCGATCCCTCGACCGAGGCTTTCGATCTCGATGGCGACTGGTGGATCTACGACCGCCAGGCAAAGGCCTTCCTCTCCGATAACCAGGTCCTCGCGACGCCCGTGACGGTCCTTGCCTCCGAAACCTACTACGACGGCTGAAATGAGCGACAACACGCGTTGTCGGACATCTCTAAATCGAGGAAGACGGCGTTGCCCAGTGACAATACCCAGCTAAATCCCGGGGCCGGCGGAGACGTCGTCCGCACCGTCCAGAAGACGGCGAACTCGGGGGCGAAGACGCAGGCGTTCCTGCTCGACGTCGGCGGCGGCTCGGACGGCAGCCCGGAGGAGATCCTCGGGCCGTCCTACCCCATGCCGACGCTCGACGCGGCGTTCGCGTGGGGCGCCTCGGCGCAGGCGGAGGACGCGCACCTCCTGTCGAACGCCGCCGCGGCCCTCCTGTCGATCTCCGTGGCGATCGGCGCGACGTCGGGCTGGCTGCTGTTGATCGACGCGGCGACGGTCCCGTCCGACGGCGCGGTCGCCCCGGGGACGCTCGCCTACGCCGTCTACGTCCCGTCGAGCGGGACGGAGGGCGGCTACGAGCGGGAGTTCGCGCGCCCCCTCCAGTTCACGAACGGCATCGTCGCCGCGTTCTCGACGACCGGTCCGTTCGTCAAGACGGGTAGTCCCGCGTCGTTCTTCTGGCAGGTGGGGTAGCACATGAACATCTTCCGAACCGTCGCCGCCCTCATCCTGTCGCTGGCTCTCGGCTCGGCGGCGGAGGCGGCGGCCGTCACGTGGCAGGGTCAGCCCGTCCCGATCACCGCGACCGGGACGATTACCTGGAACTTCCCGTACCAGCAGCCCCCGGCGACGATGTCCGTCGCGGCGACGGGCGCGGCGTCCCTGACGTGGGGCCTCCAGTGCCTCGACCAGAACAACGTCTGGCAGACGGTGGCGATGTCCTCGCCGGCTGCACCGGCCTCGACCCCCGTTACGTCGGCGACCGGCGACGGGTTCTACGCGGCCAACGTCGGAAACTTCATCTCCTGTCGCGTTAACATCTCGGCGTACTCGTCCGGAACGGAGACGTTCGCCCTCGGGACGTCACAGCAGGTGCTCGTCCCGATCCTGGCGATCCCTGGCGGCGGCAGCGCCGTCACGTCGGTCGTTGCCGGCAACGGCCTGACCGGCGGCGGCTCGGGTCCGGGTGTCGTCACGCTCGCGCTCGCCTCGCCGGTGTCGGTTGCCAACGGCGGCACGGGTGCAACTGCTGCCGGGGCGACGGCGGCTAACAATATCGGGGCATTGGCTCAATCGAACAACCTGTCCGATTTGGCGAGTGCCTCGACCGCGCGCACGAACCTCGGGCTCGGCACGGCCGCCACGCAAAACACCGGCACGAGCGGCGCCACGATCCCGCTACTGAACGCGGCGAACACGTGGTCCGGAGTCCAGACGCACAACAGCGGCGATCTCGCGCTCGCGGGCTCGACCTCGGGCTCGACCACGCTGAATGCTGCGGCGACGGCGTCAGGAACGCTGACGCTGCCCGCCGCGACGGATACGCTCGTTGGTCGCGCCACGACCGACACGCTGACGAACAAGACGTTGACCACGCCGACCATCAACGGGGCGGCGCTGTCTGGCACCCTCTCGGGGTCGCCGACGGCCTCGGGCACATGGACCTACTCGACGCTGCCGACGTTTCCGTCTATCGCATCGGGCTCGCTGCTAGGCAACTCGACGGGATCGAGCGCGGCGCCGGCCGCGACGACGCTCACGTCGCTGCTCGACACGATCGGTCTGGCGCAGGGCGACATCCTCTATCGCGGTGCTTCCAATTGGGCCGTGCTGGTGCCTAGCACGTCCGGCAACTGTCTCCAGACCGGAGGCACCGGCGCTAACCCGTCGTGGGGCGCGTGCGGCGGCGGGACGATCCCGTCCGGCACGGCCGGCCAGATTCCGATGTATGCGTCGTCCGGTTCGACCGTTACGGCGACGACGTTCACGGGCGACGTGACGAACAACGCGTCCGGCGTCACGACGGTCAACAGCTACGGCGGCGGGACGTTGTTCGGCACGATGGCCGGGCAGGCGGCATCGGCCTACTGCGCGCTGATCGGCGGATCGAATTGCACGCTGACAGGGCAACTCGTAAATGAAGCTGGAGCATGCCCCGGCCCCGCATTGACCTTTGGTGATAGTGCTACTGGCCTATACAAGCTCGCGACCAACTCTATCGGATATTGCGCGAATGGCACCGCAGCGTGGAGTACGGCGGCATCCGGGCTTACGTCATTTGGGGCAGGACTCCAGGTTACTAGCGGCAATACGAACGATAATCTTGATCAGTTTCTAATCAATGGCACGAACGCCGCAACCGCCTCCTCCGGTGCTAGCCGCTCGCTCGCGATTACCGCGATACAGGCGCCGACCGTCGTTACGTCGAGCTACGCCGTTCTGTTGTCGCCTCATCTTGGCAACGCGACAAACGCGCAGGTCAATTTTGAAGGCACCCTGACGCAGCTAAACATCGACAGCACCTACACCGGCACGCATCCGGCGCTCACCTATTACGAGGCGCAGAACCTTACCGATAGTGGGTCTGCGGCGCAGTCAGGGAACCTCATCGGGTTCCTTTCGGACGCGCGCTCCTGGGGTAATACTATTACGACGGGACAGGCAAACGCTTACGCCTTCCGCGATGCGGGTGCGACAGGTGCCGCGGGAACCGGCGGCATCGTCCACAACTACGGGGCATATTTAACTCTCGGAACCGGCAATTCTGCCACCACGGTTGACGCTGGGCTTGTGATTGACGGCAACGGCGGCGCGTCCTCGACGAACTATGGCTATTGGGAGACCAGCACCGCCCAGAACGTTCTGACCGGCTCCCTGGCCGCGAACGGCGGCTTCACGGCCAGCGGCGCGAACGTCAACGACGTGCTTTCGCCGACCGGCACGGGCATCGTGACGATTAACCCGGCGACGGCCGGCTCGATGAACAACGTGACGATTGGCAATGTGACGCCGCTCGTCATCACCGGCACCTACGTCAGCGCCAACATCGTATTCCAGACCAAAGGCACCGGCTACGGCACGCAGTCCGCCGGCCTGATGTCGGTGACGGGCATCGCCGGAGCCCCGACGCTCGTCAGTGGCGGCAACGGCGCGCTGTACCTCAGCGCGACGCTCGGCTCGATCCTTCAAGGTTACGCCTCGACCGCGGACGTAACCCTCGAGAACCACTCCGGCGCTGCCGCACTCGAAGTCCTGAGCGGCACGACCAACGTTCAGATCCCCGGGCAACTCTTTGTTACCAACTTGCTGGAGTCGTCCACCCAGCCGTCCATCGCATCAGCCGGGTGCGGAGGTTCGGGTGCCGCCATGAACTCCAACAATGGTACTGCGGCATTCCGCATCAACGTCGGCACGTCCCCAGGCAGCGCATGCACGATTACGATGCCGGCGGCATCGAATGGCTGGAACTGCATGGCTAACGATCTTACGACGCAGTCCACGTCGATTGCCGTGCAGCGACAGGCCCCGAGCGGATCGCAGACCACGACCAGCGTAGTTATAACGAACTATAGCGATATCTCCGTCGCGACGGCATTTACGGCAAGCGATCTCGTTGCCGTGAACTGCATGGCACTCTGACCATGGTGCGTCATCCGATGATCCGCTGGGCGCTGGCGCTATCAATCGGCGTCGGCGCGCTCCTGAAATCCATATCGGTCGCGCTCGCGGCTACCTATTGGATCTCCGCCGGCCTGAGCGGCCCGACGTGCAGCGACAGCTACACCTACACGCAGGCGCAATCCAGCGCGACCCCTTGGTGCACGGCAGCCGGGTCCGGCACTAGCCACACGGTGCAGTCCGTCGATACGATCATGATCTACACGGCCGGCGGCGCCTACAACGAGGGGACCGGCTATTTCAACCTGCCGGCCGTCAACTACACCAGCGGTCGTGCGACGCTCACCGCCGACGTTTGCCTTCAGGGCATCATCACCGGCACGAGCGCATCCTACGGCGCGCTCCAGCTCACGCAGTCGCACTGGACGATCAAGTGCCTCAACGTCAGCAACACCAACGGGCCGGCGATCCTAATACAGGCGTTTCCATCCTCGCCGTCCTGCCCGTCGTCGCCGAGCCCCGCCCCGATCGACGACGAGATCACCAACAACATCATCGGGCCGGCGATCCTCGGCGGCATCGCGACGGTGCGCAGCACGTGCCCGACCGGCACTGTGCCGGCGGTCTCCGGCACCGTTCCCACCGGCACGCCGACCGGCACCCAGCCGACCTACCAGTACAGCGCCGACTACCAGCAGTGGCACGATAACGTCGTCTTCAACGCCGCCGCCGGAAACTCCAGCACCTGCCCGTCGAACATCGACGCCTTCGGGCTGATGGATTACGACAATCACAGTTCGTACCACGGGTACTACACGGGCGATTTCCAGCACCCGATCTGGATCTACCACAACCTGATCTACGGCAATACCGGCACGGCGCACGGATGCGACGGCAGCAGCACGTCCGATAGCGACGGCAATGGCCTGATCATCGACAATCTGTGCGGCTGCCAGGAAGGACACCTGCCGGTCAACGGGACGCCGTACCAATATCGGACGTATACCGGCAACATCGTGTTCGAGGGTAATGTCGTCGCCGGGGTCGATGGCGCGTGCGTCCAGGTCTTCCACATGTCCGGCGCGCCCTACTACGCGGGCTTCGGCTATTCGCAGTACGGTGCCCACGCGTCGATCCGCAACAATGTCTGTTGGCACAATCTCCAGAACCCGTATTACGCCAACGGCAGTTGTGCGGAGCTGCACAGCGCGTCGTCAAACGACGTGCATTTCTCGATGAACATCGCCGTGCCGGCAACGGGTGCCCTGACCAACTGCGCCGCTGGAGTCGCGCCCTACGGCTTCGCCGACCCGCTCTTCTCCGGCACGGCATCGGACGGGATCGTCAGCAACAGCATTACCGACTCCGAACAGCGCGACTGGCTCTACTCGCCGAGCGCGCCTAGCGGCGCCGCGGCCTACATCTATTCCGGCACCACGGGCGGCTCGATCACCTACAGCCTGGGCTCGACGACGGTCACGACCACCAATCCGACGCTGGTGGGCAACGCGCTCAACACGGTGCGGACGTGCGTCGGGTTCACGGACCAGACCTATGCGGCCGACTGGTGCTACGCGGACGTAAAACAGGCGATCGCCTACTCGTCCGTGCGCGGCAACTCGCTGACCTCGACCACCTATACCGGCGGCGGCACCTGATCCGAGGAGTGGAAAATGAAGATCCGCAGCATCCTGACCGCCCTGTTGCTCGCGCTGGCGCCCCTACCGGCGCTAGCCTCTGGCATCTCCATGTCGCTGACGCTGCCGAACGGCATCGCGACGACGTGGCATCAGCCGACGGTCTACACGGTCGACCTGATCAACAACGTCGTGACGATCTCGGTCTGCCATTACGTCACGCAGGCGGCAGCGGCCGTCCCGGCGGCCTTCGTGTCTTGCGAATCCGTAGTAGCCCCTCTCTCTGCGGTCGGTGCTGCGCCGACCGTGCCACTCATCGACACTTGGCTGGTCGGGACGACGCTGCAATTGCTCCCCGATGTCGATTCCAACGGAAATCCGATCCTCGACGCGACCGGGCACCAGACCTCCTCGATGAAGCCGGTGCCAAACAGCGATCTGACGGGCGGGACGGTGAACTAAGGCGGCTACCCCGGAACTCGATGTCTTTTCTATCTTAATCTCAATCTCAAGGAGAAAACTATGAAGCGCCTCTTCCTGCTGATGCCTATCGCCCTCGGTGCCTGCGCAGCCGCCCCGCTTCCCGCGACCCCATCTGAGCCGGTCGCTCCCCAACCGCCTACGGAATTCGCCGTCAAACTTCCCGTTGCCTACTGGCAATTTATCCTGAACGCCATGGCGGGGTCGGACCAAAAGGCATCCGACGTGCGCGCGGCATCGCAGGAGATCTTGAAGCAGCTTCAGGCGCAGCAGGCCGCATCGCAACCTCCGGCACAGTCGAAGAAGTAGTCCTGCGCAGGGGTCCCGACTTATGGCCGAGATGAACACCACTGGTCCGGGATTCTGGTCGCTCAATATCGGTCATATCGCGACGGCGATGGTAACTGTTGCGGTGGCGGCCATCACCTATGACTTTCTCGAAGCCAAGGTCGGCGATATCGGCGGCGGTCGCTAATACCGTGGGCGTCAAGATCCAGTTCCGCGCTATCCGCGAGCTGATCGACGAGCGGGACAAGAGGTACGAGCAGCGGTTCGCCGCGAGCGAGATGGCAGTGAAAACGGCAGGAGTGGCGCAGGCCGAAAAATTCGAGGCGCATAACGGCCTCTTGAACATGATTCAGGCGAATGCCTCTGCTACCGTGCCGAGGCTGGAGCTTGATTTACGATTGGGAGCGATAGAGCGCTCGATCGACGAATTGCAGAAAGAACGATTTGCCAATCAAGGTGGCCGATTGGCATCCGCGAGAAATCTATCGTTGATTCAATGGCTATTCGGTGCCCTTGTTGCTTTAGGCTCGATTGTTTTGTTACATTATTGGGGTCATTCGTAACACTAGGGCCTGCGAGGGAACCGATGCCAGCCGAAACCGTATACGAACAGCATGAGCATCGCTCTACGGCTACCGAGGCGGCGCTCGCGATGCAGATTGCAAGGCAGGCGATGCAGCGCATCAATGATCACGAGGCGACCTGCGCATCCAGGTGGGCGTGGCTCGTTGGGATTATGGTCACGGGGATGGGCACTACGATTGGGATGCTGATCACGCTATTGATGCGGCATGTGTGAGGGATAAGCAATGCCCCGCCAAATCTCAACACCCCACTTTGTATGGGTATTCGGATATGAGCGATATCGTCCGTGATACATGGATTAACACGAATTCCGACCTAGAGGGCGTGGAGTATTGGATGTACGCCGATACCCACGTCCCGCCGCTCGTCACGACCGGCGAGGGCGACTACGTGCCGCTCGACGTTGCGCTGACGCTGCCGTGGATCGACGCGAGGACGGGTCAGCCGGCGACGCAGGACGCCATTGTCGCCGAGTGGAACATGGTCAACGGCAACGTCGAGATGGGGCGCCGGGGCGCTCTCTACGCTCAGACGGTCACGTCTCTCCGCCTGTCGCCGCCGTCAGAGGCGTCACTCGTCGCAGCCAAGTACGACTCGAACGCGCAGGTGCTGATGCGCTACTTCCCTGACCTCCCGACGCTGCCGCCGAATGCGCGATGGGCGGTCATGTCCCTCGCCTGGGGGATGGGGCCGGGCTACCCGCCCATCTTTCCCCACTTTACGGCCGCTATCAACAACGGCGACTGGGCGACGGCTCGCGACGAGTGCACGATGGAGGGCGAACCTGCGCCGGTCAATCGCAACACGCGCGGCTATAACGCACTTGACTACCTCGCGCAGGGCGGCGACCCGACCCAGTTCACGGTTCCCGTCCCGGACCTCCCGGCGGCGGCGTAGGGAGTCCTTGAAATGCTCTTGCTCATTATCCTTATCGTCCTGCTCTTCGGCGGCGGCTGGGGCTGGCACGCCTACGGGGCGGGCTTCGGCGGCCTCGGGGCGAACCCGCTGGGCCTGATCCTCCTCGTGATCCTGGTCCTTGCCCTATTCGGCGGGGTCGGTCACTACGGCTACGGGTGGTACTGACGTAATCTGGCGGCTCTGGCTAGTCGTCGCCGACCTCTTTCTCAAGGACGTTGCGCCATGGCGCAGGACCAATTCCTCGGCATCTTCCGCGCGGTCCTGGCATGCATCGGCGGCCTGTTGATCGCGCATAGCCATCTCGTTACGGCGTCAGATTGGGAGCTGATCGCGGGTGCCGCCACGTCGATCGCGCCCGCCGTGTGGTCGTGGTATCAGAAGAAGCAGGCGGCGCGCGCACTGCTCCTGGCTCGGGCCGCACCGTCCGACCCGAATGCCGTCATCGCACTCGTCGCCCAGGCGGCATCCGAGGTACCTCCGGATCGTTCCCCGGGAGCGTAGGGATGCCTATCGTCACCGTCTCCATAACCCCGGAGATGGGAGCGGTCGAGGTGCAGCAGCGCACGCGGCGAAGCGCTGCCACATCCGTCCGCGTCGTACATCGCTACGTGGAACCCGGCCGTACAGTGAACGTAGATTGCGGTGATGGGCTAGACATCGTGATATTGGCCATAGGGCCGATCAGGAAGGAAGTGTGATGCCACGTTGGGAAAAGCGTTTCGGCTATCTCGGCCTCTTCGGCACGGCGGCGATCGTGCTGATAGCCGCTTGCACGACGCAACAGGTCGCCACCTCGCAGGCTACGCTCGCGACGCTCTGCCAAGCCTACGCCAAGGCCGCGCCGTCGATCGTGCCTCCGCCAGCGGGATCGGCCGATGCTATCACACTGTCTTACGCCGCGGCCTCGTGCAACGCCGACGGTACCGTCTCCGCCTCCCTCCCGTCCGACACGCCGCCGCAGTGGCTCGCCGACGTGCTCTCCGTCGCCAAGGTCGTCGTGCCGATCGTGCTGCCGGCACTGCTGTGAGCTGGTGGCTCCTCCTGCTGCCGGTCGGCTTCCTCGAGCTCGCCGCCGCCCTGTGCGCCTGGCGGCGCTTCGCCAAGAAGATGGCGGGGATGTGACATGAACCTGCACACGGTCGTTGCGCCGGTCGTCGCCGCGGTCAACCCGATGCATCCGGTGACGCTGAAGACGAACACGGGAACCGTCAAGAACCCGGACTTCTCGCGGACCCCTACATACACGTCATCTCCGATGAACGCCCAGATCCAGGGCATGTCGTCGGACGACATCCGGCTCGTCGCCAACATCGGGCTCCAGGGGACCAAGCGGAAAATCTACCTGTGGGGCGCGCACAGCGGCATGATCCGCAGCCTGCGTAAGGGCAACGACCTGATCGTCTTCCCCGACCGCAGCGAGTGGAAGGTCGCGGTCGTAACCGAGGACTACGGGCACGGGGTGGACGGCGAGACCGGGTGGTGCTCCGTCATCGCGGTGTTGCAGAATCCGACGAGCGAGGGGTGAGATGTCCGAGGGAGACCTGAGGCTAGAGACGGTCAACGTCCCGAGGATGGGGGGAACCCCGGTCTACGGCGTCGCGGTAACCGCGCTCGCCGCGCTCATCGAGGTGCAACAGTTCGACCCGACGCAGCCGGCCTTCCTCGTCTCGGACTCCGCTATCGTCGCCAGGGTGTCGCTCGGCGACTCCGACCACGTCGTCGGAATCATTACGTACTCGGTCGATCCGATCTACGGCGCCTCGATCGGCGTCGCCTTCGTCCACCCCGAGTACCGCCGCCGCGGAATCCTCCGGCACATGCTGGAGGAGCTGGTCCGCGCGATCGGCGAGGGTGTCAGGGTCCGGACGACACTGACGCTGCAGAACGTCCACGCGGCGAAGGCGCTCGTGGGGGCCGGCTTCCGCGTGGTCGCGAACGTCTACGAGATCTCGACCTAGCCCTTGCGCCGTCGTCGCCCCGCGCGTATACGGGGTGCGTGGGACGGAGGAACCGACCTCCGTGTGCGTCTCCCCAGGGCGGCGGCAGCCTAGGACAATGCCGCCGCAGCAAGGGACGGCGGGGGCCTACGGTCCTCCCCCGGATAATTCCGGGTCTACCCTACCCCGAACGACCTAGACCCCTCTAGGCGCCGAGATTTCCCGGCCAGAAATCGATGCCTCCGAAGCCTCCCTGCTTACCTCCGCAGCCGACACCCGCGACGGCTCCCCCGCCGGGCGTCGTCGTCAACCTCATCGAGGCGCAGGTGATGGAGGCGCTAGGCAATTTTATTCAAGCCTATTGCACCCCCTATCCGATCGATGTCGTCCGCGCGCTCGGCGCGACGGAGCCCGGGTCGAACGTGCGGGTGCCGGAGCCGATCGAGGGTGACTTCGCAGTTATCACCTCGACGTCCCAGGACCGGCTCGAATACAACGAAACGTCGTTCTACGACGCCGTCCTGGTCGGTTCGATCGCGGCCGACGTGCTCGCGGTCACGGACGTGTCGCGTGGAGCAGTCCCGGTCGGGATGCTGCTCACCGACCGCGGCTACCCGGACGGGAGGATCGCGCAGGGGACGGCGATCGCGGCGCAACTCACGGGGCAGCCCGGCGGCGTCGGTACCTACCGGGTGACGGTGGCGCAGACGCTTCCCTCCGGGACGCTCTACGCGGGCTACCGCAGCGACGTCGTGAGCCAGGAGTGGAAGGTGCAGGTCGACCTGCACGGGCCGAACTCGCCGAACAATTCCAACGTGCTCGACGCGCTCTTCCGATCCGAAGTCGGGGTCGACTTCTTCGCCTCCCAGTACGACGGCATCGCGCCGCTAAACATCGTGTCTCGTGGGCTGCAACCCTTCGAGAACGCAGAGCAGGAGGTCGAGTGGCGCTGGGTCTTGGAGGCGGACCTCAACGTCGTGATCGAGGTCCGCACACCCCAGATGTTCTTCGACGAGGCGAGGGTTGCGCTCCAGCAGGTCGGTGTAATCTACGCGCCGCCGCCTTCCAGTTCGTAGATCGATCTGCGCCTCCTAGTGAGCGTCGACCGCGAAGTGCGGCAGGAGCGGGCCGGTCGGGCGCCGCAGGAACTCGTGCTTGACCGCCTCCTCCGTCCACACGTCGGCCGCGCTCGGGCAGCTCCCGACCTGACCGAGGCACGAGTGGGAGAGGCAAATCGGGGCGCACTGCCCGGTATTCATCGAGCGACACGCCGCTCTCTTCACTTCCTCTGCATCACGCAACGATCAGCACTCCTCTCTAACCGAGGGTACATACGATGCCGTCAAATGTGACTCCGGCAATTCCCGCCAGCCAACTGGTTAACGTCGTCCCGTCGGTCCTCCCGGCCGGGGGGTCGCCCCTCCAGTTCTGGGGGCTGATCGTCGACGCGAACCTCGACCGCAACGGATACCCGGTGCTACCGTCCGGCGTCGTCGTGCTCTTCGACGACCTGACCGACGTCGAGGGCTACTTCGGCGGCACCTCGCAGGAGGCGGGTCTCGGTGCCGTCTATTTCACCGGCCCCACGAACGCGACGGTGACGCCGAGCGGGCTGCTCGCCGCCCAATACTCGCTGTACGCCACGCCCGGCTACCTGCTCGGTGGCTCGGCCGCCGGCATCTCCCTCGGGCAGCTCCAGGCGCTCGACGAGTCGATCTCGGTCGTCGTCGACGGCAACGCGCCGGTGACCGCGACGGTGAACCTCGCGACCGCGACGAGCTTCTCGAACGCCGCGGAGCTGATCGGCGTCGCGCTCGGCACGACCCTCGGCTCCCGCTTCTCCGGTATCCAGAAGGGCGAGTTCACCGCCTCCCTGTCGGGCACGACGATGACGGTGTCCGCCCTGATCCAGGGTCCGCAGCAGGCTGTCGCCGTCGCCAACCTCCAGGTCTCGGGCAACCTGATGGTTGTCGAGAGCGTGACGGAGGGGTACCTCGCGATCGGCCAGGTCGTGACCGGCACCGGCCTTACCGCGGGTACGACGATCCTGTCCTACGAGGGCGACGGCGCGCCCGGCGGCGCCGGCACCTATACGCTGTCCCAGGCGCCGACCGCCGAGACGGGCGTGACCGTTTCCGCCTTCGCCCCCGCGCCCGTGATCGCCCTCGGCGACGTCGTGGCCGGCACCGGCCTCACGGCCAACACCTACGTCGCGGCGTTCGGGACGGGGACGGGCGGCACCGGCACCTATACCCTATCGACCGCGGCCACGTCCGAGTCCAACGAGACGGTGACCTCCTACGCATCCCCGGTCGTCTATAGCGTGCAGCACTCGGCGTTCAAGATCCACTCGGGTACTCAGGGGAGCGCGTCGTCCGTCGCCTTCGCCACGGGTGCCCTCGCGACGTCGCTCAACCTCACGCAGTCGACGGGTGCCACGAGTTCGGCGGGCGCCGCCGCCTCGTCGCCGGCCACGTTTATGAACGCGATCCTCCAGCAGACGCAGAACTGGGTCAGCTTCATGACGACGTGGGAGCCGACCGACGCGGACAAGTCGACGAACGAGAGTTCGTCGTTTGCCTGGTGGACCAACGCCCAGAAGAACGGCTACCGCTACTGCATGTGGGAAACGAACGTCCTCGACACGACGGAGTCCCCTGCGTCGGCCTCGTCCGCGGAGATCAACTCGGCCGACCTGTCGGGCACGGTCATGATCTGGACGAACCCGGCGATCACGACGCTGGCGGGCGAGAAGGCCGCCTTCTCGATGAGCTGGGCGGCGTCCCTGAACTTCGACGCGCAGAACGGCCGGCAGACCGCGGCGTTCAAGTCCTACGCGGGCGGCCTCGCGGACGTGACTAACGGGCAGGTCGCCGACTACCTCGGGGGCGACCCGCAGGCCGGGACGTTCGGCAACGGCATCAACTTCTACGGCGACTACACGACCCGCAGCCAGGGGTTCAACGAGTGGCAGCGTGGCTTCGTCTCCGGCCCGTTCACCTGGGACGACACCTACACCGACCAGATATGGCTGAACAACGCCCTGCAAGAGGCGGTGATGGTCGGGCTCGCCGCGGCGAACTCGGTCCCCTACGCCAACCCCGGCTACGCGCAGGTCCACAGCTGGTGCCTCGACCCGATCCTCGCCGCCGTGAACTTCGGGGCGATCGTCGCGGGCGTCACGCTATCCGATGCGCAGATCCAGGCTGTCAACCAGGCGACCGGGCTGGACGCGGCCTCGGTGCTCCAGCAGCGCGGCTGGTACCTCCAGATCAAGCCGGCGACGGCGCAGGTCCGCGGCCTCCGCACGTCTCCGCCGATCACCTTCTACTGGGTCGATGGTGGAAGTATCCAGAGCATCAACATCGCCTCGATCACCGTGCAGTAGGGCGCCCGCAGAGGAAGGGGTTAGACCATGGCCTTCAACACCATCACGAGCGCCAACGCGACGTTCATCCTGTCCGTAGGCTCGATCTATCCGGGCGGCATCCCGCTAATCGGGTTCGGCGTCGACGACGCGTTCGTCGCCGAGACGGTCGACGCGGCGGAGACGCAGGTCGGTGTGGACGGCTACGGCGTCGTCGGCTACCGCCCGCGGGAGGTGCCGATGTCGATCCGGTTCCTCGCGTCCTCGCCGTCCGTGGCGATCTTCGAGAACTGGCTCGCCTACGAGGACGCCATCAACGACGCGATAACCGCCTCCGGCACGATCCTGCTGCCGAGCGTCGGGCGCCTCTACACGATGCAGCAGGGGGCGCTGATGCGGATCAGCTCCATGCCCGAGGCGCGGCGCGTGCTCGGCAACCGGGAGTACCGCATCAACTGGCTGCCGAACGGGCCGGGCTCGCCCGCGATCTCCTACGCGCCGTTCTGATTTCCTGCTATAAGAGGGATGCCTCGGCCGTGTGAGAGGCTAAATACCACGGGTCGCTATAGGCGTGTCGGAGTAGCGCTCCGATGATCTGAGGAGATGCGGGAACCCTCAGCGAGAATGACAACATCCCGCACACATCCCGGAGCTCCTGATGCCCAAGATTATCTGCCCGACCTGCAAGGGGACGAGGGTCGTCCGTCAGGGCAAGAAGCGCGAGGCCGCCGCCTGCCCGACCTGCAAGGGTACGGGCGGTCACGCGATCACAACGCCACCGAAGCGTCGCCTGTCGCCGAAGACGAAGACCGTCCGATGAGGAAGACGAAGCGGGTCGAGGTCGACTTCGGCGGTCCCGGCTATCGGGACGCGGGGAAGACCTTCCTCCTGACCGAGATGGCCGCGAGCGACGCAGAGGCGTGGGCGATCGAGGCCCTCACGCTGATCGCGTCGACCGGCGTGAACCTCCCGGACGGCGTAATCTCCTACGGGTGGGCCGGCATGGCGCTCGTCGGGCTCGACGGTCTCATGAAGGTCGATTTCGTCAAGGCGCGACCCCTGTTAGAACGCATGATGGCGTGCGTCCAGATCGTGCCCGACCCGAAGAACCCCAAGTCGCTGCCGCACGCCGTGACCGACTACGACGTGGAGGAGGTCCAGACGCGCCTCTGGCTCCGCGACAAGGTGTTCGAGCTGCACAGCGGTTTTTGCGTGGCCGACGCACTTCGGGAGTTCATGAGGTCGGCGGCGAAGGTGACGAACTCCCAGTCCCCTACCCCAACGTCCCCCTCGCCATCGGGGTCTGCATAAGCGCCGCGCCACCGCTCGCGACGCTCCACGAACTCCAGACGATCTACGGAGTCGAGGACCTCTTCGACCTGCTGGAGGTCACCTCGATCAACGCGCACAACCAGAAGATCGCGATGGACCGGGCGAAGGACAAGTAGAGATCCAAATTGAGCACGGTGATCGATGAACTTATAGTGGCACTAAAGCTCGATCCCTCTAACTTCAACGAGGGGCAGCGAAAGGCCATCGACGGGCTGCGCAAGTTCCAGGAGTCAGCAGAAAGTACGGCCGACCGGCTGAACAAGGAGAGCGGACGGAAGTTCAAGTCGTTCTTCGACTTCATCCAGTCCCCGATCGAGGGTATCAAGGAGGGGATGATGCGGGTCGCGACGGAGAGTCGTCGATCCGGAGAGGCCGTCGAAAAGGCGGGGATAGCCGGCGGCGAAGGCATGATGACGATCGCCCGCGGCGCCCTCCTTGCCTACGCGGCGATCAAGTCCGCGACAGCGGCCGTGAACGAGTTGAAGGAGACCGCGAAGTCCACGGAGCAGCTCGGCTTCGCCGCCAAGTGGGCGGGCACGCCGACGCCGTGGATGAGCCGGTTCGCCGGTGCCGTCTACAAGGAGACGGGCCTCCCCCAGGAGCAGTCCCAGGGATACCTCGTCAACCTCCGCCAGCAGGTCGAAGCCTTCCGCGGCGCCGGCTACGCATCGGCCGGCCAGGCCACGTCGACGATCGACGAGATGCAGCGACAGGGGATCCAGTTCCTGCCGGGCTGGCATGGGATGCGGGACGAGGACGTCGTCCCGCAGATCATCGAGCAGATCTCCAACAAGATGGCGGAGAAGCGGCAGGAGGCCGTGCAGAGGGCGCTGTCGCAGGGGTCGGCGCGGGAGGCCGCGGAGAGCCAGGGCGACGCCACCGCCGCGGGCTTCGCCGCCCGGTTTGGGATGCCGATGCAGATGAGCAACGTGCTCTCCGGCGGCTGGGGCGACCTTCAGCGTCGCATGGCGGAGGTTGCCGCCGCTACCGAGGAGGACGCCAAAGCGGCCCACGCCGTCGAGGTATCCGAGCGTGCCCTGAAGCTGTCCCTCGACGCGCTCGCCCGCGCGGTGATCGACCATCTCGCCCCGGCCATTATCGCTCTCAATTCGCTGCTCAAGCCGATCGTCGACTGGTTCACGGGACATGCCGACGCGGCGGTCGGCGTCGCGGCCGGCGCCGCCTACCCGGTAACAATCCCCTATACCGCCGGCACCGCCGTAGGGAAGTGGATAAATAGGCAGCTCGGCCTCGTCCCCGCGGCGCCCCCGTCGGTCGCGGTACCTATGACGAAAGGCGCCGACGGGCCCGCGCTCGCCCCCGACGCGTCCCCCGGCTCCAAGGTGGGCCACGCGATGAGCTTCTTCATGAATAACGAGTGGACGAGGGAGCAGGCCGCCGGGATCACCGCGCGCCTCTACGGCGAGAGCGGCCTCGACACGATTGCGCACAACGACATCGCCGGGGGACACACGGGCATCGGACAGTGGGATAGCACGCGGTGGGCGCGCTACTCGTCGATGTTCAGGGACGCGCCCGGCGGCCTGAACTCCCTCGACAACCAGCTCGCGTACGTGCAGTGGGAGCTAAAGAACCCCGAAGCCGCCGCCGGCCGCAGCATCGCCTCCCAGTCCACGGCGTACGGGGCCGGTATGGCGATGGAGAACTACGAGCGCGCCGGAGACCCAGCCTTCACGCAGAAGATGGCGACGCTCGCGTCCAGCCTCGCATCGATCCAGCCCGTGCCGACCACGGCCGGGGGCGACGTCACCTACGACCACAGCAACACGTGGAGCGGGGACATCTCCGTTAACGTCCCGCCGGGGTCCGACGGGCGCCGGATCGGCAACGAGCTGGTCGACACGCTCCAGATGCGCAAGCAGAGGACCACCGACTTCAACGTCGGTCAGGAGTAAGCCTTGTCCGAGGTTCCGACTTCCGTAGGGCGAGCCCTCCTTACCCAGGACGGCGTGGACATTACGTCCGAATACGGCGGCCATCTCTGGGGGATCTACCATCAGGACGGCTCCGGCGCAGTCGTCGAGTGGGACTCCGTGCATCACGTCGAGTACGCGCGGGACTACAACATCTCGGACTATCCTCAGGAAGAGGGGAGCTTCGAGAGCTACAACAAGGTCCAGCAGCCGTACCAGGCGAAGGTCGGCTTCTTGATCGCGAAGACCCGCAAGGATTTTCTGAACAGCTTCGAGGCGATTGCTGCAACGCTCGCCGAAGTCATCGTTATCACGCCGGACATCGCGTACGACAGTGCGAACATTACCCACTATAATTACCGGCGGGACGAGCGCTCCGGCGTCTCGATGATCCTCGTCGAGGTCTGGGTCCAGCAGGTTCGGATAACCGGCGGCCAGCAGGTCTCGTCCACCGCGTCGCAGGGGACGTCCTCCGGGGGCACGAATATCTCCCAGATCGGCAACTCGAACCCACTAAACCCCGCCGGGACGCTGACGACCGGGTCGACGAGTGCCGCTTCCCCGCAGTCGTCGGGTCCCGTGCAGCCGACGTCGTTCCCGGCCGGGTCCGCGACCGCGAACACGCTCGACGCTTCCGGCTTCAACAATCCTAACGTTAACACGATCACGACGTACGGGCCGAACGGCTCGACTACGACGTACGGCCCACAACTCGTTCCCAGGTGAGGAAAGGATGTCCGACACGCCCGCCGCCGGGACGCTCTCAAGCGCCTACTCGATCGTGCCGACGACGGAGGTTCCGTATCAGTCGATCAGTATCACGCTTGCCGGCCAATCGTGCCTGATTAATTTCTACACGAAGTCGACGAATATCGCGGTACAGGCTCCGCTCGAAATCGGGACCGATCCGACACCGCGGTACGAGAATATCAACCCGTGCTTCCTCGATCTCTACGTAGCCGGCAAATTGATCCTCGGCGGGATCCTCGCCCGGCAGGGGCAGCTCCTGATCCGGGACACCTACCTCGGTTTCTCCGGAGACCTCGCGGTGATCGACACGTCCGGTGCCGGACAGGATCCTTACGGTGTTCCTCCCCGGCTTCCGCCGCTCGCCCTGCGCAATGCGGCACAGGTTGCCATGTTTCCCCTGTCGGACGGCGACGAGGCTCCTGCGTCGATCGCGGGGACGATTCCGGGCATGGGGACACGGTTCATCTTGACCTATTGGCCGGTGGGCTCCTACACGCCGGGCTATACGATCCCGGAGGGGATCTGATGGCTGGCCCGACCTCGGACGTATCCGCGCCGTCACCGCAGCCGGCGGGACAATCGGTCTACGCGACGCGGTTCATTACCCCGACGTTCCAGCTAACGCGTACCGGACCGCTCTATACCTTCACCGGTCTGCGCGTTGAGCTTCAAGCCGTAGATGCGATGCTCCCGACGACCGGTGGACTCGTCATGCGCATCAACGGCATGAAGCTGTCGGACATGAACGCACTGACGGTCGCCGGGCTCAACTACTTCACGGCAGCGCCGGGCGGCCCGACCCCGAACTTCGTGTCGGTCGTGGCCGGGGACAGCGCGCGGAGCGCGACGATCTTCACCGGCTACATCGTGGAGGCGTATCCCGACGGGCATCAGCCCGACATGGGCTTCATCGTGCGCGCCACGATGTCCGTAGGGTTCTCGATGCCGACCACGAACTCCACGACCTTCGAGGACGGCGTCGACATCAACACCGTCCTTCAGACGCTGTGCGCGACGGCAAACCTGACGCTCGTGAACAACGGTGTGACCGGTACGCTGCACAATCCGTACTTCCCCGGCACGATCTTGGACCAGCTTAAGGCCGCGGTCGATGCCGTCGGTGCCTATGGCAGTCTCGACGCGATCCCGCAGGCTTCCGGCACGGCCGGAACCTTCACCGTTCGGCCGAAGTTCAACGGCACGGTCGACGGGTCAGGTCCGACGTTCTCTCCCGCGACGGGAATGATCGGTTATCCGCAGTTCGAGCAGTCGCACGTCACCGTGCGGTCGATCTTCGATCCGAGCCTCGTGCTCAAGGGCAGCCAGCCCTTTACCGTCCAGAGTCAGCTCACGGCGGCGAACAACCCGCCGGACAACCCGTGGATTTGCATGAAGCTCGACTACTCGCTCGCCTCGCAGATGCCCGACGGCCCGTGGGAAATGATCGTCCGCGGATATCAGAGCAAGGGAGCATCGGGGTCCTAAATGTCGGCCGTTCCGTTTCTAGGCGCGCAGGGTCCGAAAGACGATGCGACGGACACGAATGCGATAGCATTCATCGTCGAGCGCCTGATGAACAAGCGCACGCACGTCGAACTCGTCGAGGTGGTCGCCTGCACGAACGCGCCCGGCACGGTCGGCGCGATCGGGTGCGTTAGCGTCAAGCCCCTCGTCAATCAGGTTGACGGCTACGGCAACGCCATCCCCCATGGCACCGTCTACGGGCTGAACTACTTTCGCTACGGCGGCGGCAAGAACGCGGTGATCCTCGACCCGGAGGCTGGTGACATCGGGGTCGTCGTCGTCGCCGACCGGGACACGGCCACCGTCAAGTCGACGGGCGCGGCGGCCAACCCGGCCTCGCAGGGACGGACCCGCCGCGAGTACGGGATCTACTTCGGGCTCGGGCTCGGACAGGCGGACGTGGTGCGGTGCGTCCGGTTCACGGACAGCGCCATCCTCGTCACGGCGAACGACGGCAGCACGATCACGATCTTCTCGGACGGCAACATGTCGATCTCGTCCAACGGGTCCATCACGATCACGGTCGGCGACGGCGGGACGCTGAAGGTCGACGGCGACCTCGCGGTCCAGGGAAACATCACGGCGACGGGCACTATCACGCCGGGGAGCTAGGGAATTGGACACGCTCGCGCTCTCCGCCTCGACGCCCGACGGCGTCTCCGCCGGCTGGGACCTCTACCTCACCGCCGCGGGCAACATCGCGGTGAATACCGGGGGCATCGCGATAGCACAAGACGTCGGCAGCGCCATCCGCACGTTCTCCAGGGAGTGCTGGTACGACACGACGCTCGGTATCCCGTACTACACGCTGATATTCAAGGAGCGCGTCAGCTTCCAGTACATTAAGCAACTGATGATCCTCCAGGCCTCGATCGTCCCGGTTCCGTCCGGCACGACCTACAAGTGCTTCCTCACGGGAGGGAGCAAGTTGCGGCAGCTCGGCGGACAAATCCAGATCTACACGAACGGGCAGCTCGTCGCCGTCGCCTCGACCGGCGATCTCTCGGGTTCGCTGCCCTGGTACGTGCAGTCCGCGTCCGAGATCGCTGTCGGGGCCTCGACCTAACATCGACGGAAACCCGGTTTTCTCGGCCGCCTAGGGGGCTCCGGGATCTTCCGGGTAGGGTAGCCTCGGCGGAGGGATGTGCGGTACCTCTCCGCAGGTCGTAGGAGCACAAAGCATGTCGCAAGTCAGTCCTGTCCTGCGCAGCTATTCGATGGGATACGTCCACTGGTGTCCGGCCTGCCAGTGTGCCCACATATTCAAGACCGTCGAGGACGGGAAACGACCGCGCTGGACGTTCGACGGAAACCTGTATAGGCCGACCTTCTCGCCCTCGATGAGGATCTACGTGCCGGCGCACAGGCACGGGGACGGAACGGAGACGCCGGAGCAGACGATATGTCACTACTTCGTTAGGGACGGGTACATAGAGTTCTGCGGAGATAGCCCGCACGAGTTCGCGGGAAAGAAAGTCCCGCTACCTACCCTATCGGAGGTGGGTGACTACGGCTGGCCGATCTAGTTTATCTTCGACGACGCCGGGCGCGTCGTGTTAGCCGGGGGCAACAGCCCTCGAAGTCGACGTGCGCGACGTTCACATCGTGCCGGTTGCACCAGACCCGAAAGCCCCTCTCGGTCATGCCGACCGATACCCTGGCGTAGTCCCGCGGGCTCGTGCCCGGCGGCAGCTCGACGACGCTCAGGCGGCAGTGCAGGTAGGTCACGATCGACAGGGCGTTCGGGATGTCACTCATATTCCACCTCCGTCAGACTAACTCCCGCTACATACGAGAGCGAGTGCAGTGAGCGATACCTTCGTTACAAATGTGCCCTCGGTCACGTACGGCCCGAACGGCATCGTCCTCCCGACCGAGAACGCGATCGTCGTCGGGGTTCTCGCGGATCTGAACTCGGCGTTCGGCGGGAACCTCAACACCCAGCTGAGCACGCCGCAGGGGCAACTGGCGACGAGCGAGGCGGCGGCGATCGGCGACGCGAACGCGATCGTCGCGTGGCTGTTCAACCAATTCGACCCGGCACAGAACTCGGGGCGGATGCAGGACGCGGTCGGCCGCATCTACTTCATGACGCGGATCGCGGCGCAGCCGACGGTCCAGCCGTGTGTCTGCACCGGCCTCGCGACGACCCCGATCCCGGTCGGCGCCCTCGCAATTGATCCGAATACCGGCATCCAGTGGATCTGCACGCAGGCCGGCGCGATCGGCTCCGGCGGCACCGTCACCCTCGACTTCTCGTGCGTGACGAGCGGACCGGTTACCGGTCCGACGTCGCTGAACATCTCGCAGGTTCCGGCTGGCAGTACTGGCTGGGAATCGATTACGCCTACCGGCGATGCCGTGCTCGGACGACTTGTCGAGACCGCGAGCGAGTTCGAGACACGTCGTCAGCAGTCCGTGGCGGCAAATGCTAACCAGATCCTCGACGCAATTCAAGGACAGGTTCTCGCCGTCGATGGCGTGCTTGACTGCTACGCGATCGAAAACGATAGTCCAAGCGCGGGGGGAGTTCGGAGGTGTTGAGCTTTTTCCGAACTCGGTCTACGTCTGCGTCCTCGGCGGCACGACTTCGGACGTGGCCTACGCGATGTGGCTCAAGAAGGGGCCGGGCTGCGCCTGGAACGGCAACACGTCGGTTATCGTTACCGATCCGAACCCGGCCTACAATCCGCCGGCACCACAATATACCGTAAAGTTTCAGACGTCGACGATCGTCGGATTTGCCGTCCTCGTCACGATCACGAACAGTCCGGGTGTGCCGGCGAATGCCCTAACCCTGATCCAGGCTAAGGTAATCTCTGCCTTCGCCGGAACGGACGGCGGGACGCGAGCGAAGATCGGCAGCCTTGTCTACGCGTCCAGGCTCTATTCCGGGATTCTGTCGCTCGGGAGCTGGGCACAGATCGTTTCGATCCAAATCGGTGGGTCGGGCGGTGCCGCGATATTTACCGGTTCGACCTCGGGAGCCGTTCTTACCGTCTCCGCAGTCGAGACCGGGACGCTTGCAAAAGGACAGCTTCTTCAAGACGTAAATCAGCTGATGGCACCCGGGACAATAATCGTCCAGCAGTTAACGGGTACGACCGGCGGAACCGGGACCTATCAGATCAGCGTCGCGCAAACGCTCGCGAGCGAATCGATGAATGCGACGACGCTCGCGAACGATGTACAGATGAACATAGATCAGGCGCCGGCCGTAAGTGCTCAGAATATTCAGCTATTACTCGTCTGACACTTCGTAGCCGGGCGGACGTGCGATCGTCTTTGTCATCTCGTTCATTTGATTTGATCGTACGTTATTCTCCAGGACCTTCTCGGCGCGACGCATCAGTTCCAGCGATGCCTTCACGTAGGCGTCACAAATAATCTTCTCCTGCGTCGATGCCCAGTCCTGAACTACCTTCGCCTTTGCCGTCAGCGCGTTGAGCTTTTCCGGTGCGTTGCAGCCGTCCGGATCCCAGTTCTCGAACAGGACCTTGTAGGCGGCGCCGAAGTGGGCGGTGGCGTTGTCGAGCGGCATGGAAATCCCTCCTAGATCGGCATCGCACCGATACCCGATCTAGTATACGATAACAACCGCAGGACCTCGCGGAAGATCCGATGCAGAATTTTTCTCAAACAGTGCTCGGACAGTACAAGAGCAGCCCCGCTCTCATGACTATCCTAAGGGCCATCAGTCAGTGGTTCTCGCCGGACGCGCCCATCGAGAGCTTCTACGACAACTGCTTCAACATCCTCACCGCCGTCGAGGAGGGCCTGAACGTCTGGGGGCGAATCGTGGTGATCCCACGCGTCCTCACGATCGCCTCCTACACCGCCTTCGGCTTCGGCGAGGCTGGCGATCGGGCGTGCTTCGACTTCGGCCCCTTCGGCGACTACATCACGACGGCGGTGCAGAACGTCACGCTGACGGACGACGCCTACCGGGCGCTCATATTCGCGAAGGCCGCGTTCAACATCACGGATGGGTCGATCCCTGCGATCAACTACATCCTGATGAACATCCTGTTCCCCGGACGCGGCAACGCCTGGGTGTCAGAGGGCGGGTCCGTCGCCCCCTACGAGTTCGGCTTCGGCGAGGCCGGCGACCGCCTGCGGTTCGCGGAGACGGACGCGGACGCGGGCCCCTTCGGCGATCTGATCTCGATCGCGCCCACGAACATGACGTTGCAGTACAACTTCGACTTCCCGCTCGAACCGTTCGAGATCGCGATGGTCAAGAGCGGCGTTCTCCCGAAGCCTACCGGTGTGACGCCCTCCTGGAATTACACCGCGGCAGCCGCCTAGAGGAGCGCAGGACTTGCTCGCATCCGCCATCCCCCCGAAGATCCCGCTCCCGTTCGGCAGCAGCGCCGGGGGATCCTACATCAACTACCCGATCCCCACGGCCTCACAAATCGGGATCACGAACGGCGCCGCGTCGTTTACCGATGGCTTCCCGCCGAACTGCTTCGTGCCCGTCGCCTCGGGGGGCGCCGGACCCTTCGGCAAGGACTTCAACGGACTGCTCAAGCAGACCACCGCCGGCCTCCAGTGGTCCCAGGCGATCGGCATATGGAAGTGGGACTCGGCCTGGTCGACGACGATCGGCGGGTACCCGAACGGCGCCATCGTCCAGTCGGCGACGACGCCCGGCGTCCTGTGGCAGAGCACGACCGATAACAACACGTCGAACCCGGACACGGGCGGGGCGAACTGGACGCAGTCCCGACTTGGGACCGCCGCCGGTACCTACCTCGGGACGCAGGTGTTCACCGCGAACGGCACCTACACGTCGTCGGCGGGGGCGGGCTTCGTGCGCGTCCGCATGTGCGGCGGCGGCGGCTCCGGCGCGAGCGTTCCCTCCACGCCGTCCGGCGAGGCCGCCTCGGGCTCCGGCGGCGACGGCGGTGCCTACCTGGAGGGCGTGTACGCAACCTCTACCCTGGCTAGTCAGGCGGTTACCGTAGGCCAGGGCGGCGCCCAGCCCGGCAACGGCGCCAACAACGGCAACAACGGCACGGCCAGCACGATCGGATCGATCCTGACGGCGCCGGGCGGTGCGGGCGGCAACACGATGTCCGCGGCCTCCGGAAACGGCTTTACCGTCGCCGGCACTACCCCGACCGTGTCGACAGGCGGCAACGTGATCAACGGCGGCACCACGCCGGGCGGCGCAGCTATCATTTTCGGCAGCGGGGGACCTTCCCTGTCTGGCGCGGGTGGCTCCAGCCCGTTCGGTGGGTCATCGGCCCGCGCGCGCGACGGCAACTCCGTCGACGGCTTCCCCGGCGTCGGCCCCGGTGCGGGCGGTGGCGGCGCGAACTCGTTCAACGGACAGACCGCGCAGAACGGCGGCGCCGGCATGAACGGCATCGTCCTAATCGACGAGTTCACCGGCACGCTCGGTTCGTACCCGTGACCGGAGCGAGGGACTAGCAAATGGCGTGCGGACCCCAGTCTACCCCCAACTTCACGGCCGGGGGCAACCTGTTTGGCCGCCTCGCCGCGCAGTGGAACGCCTACTTCGCCGCCAAGGTCGACGCGAACGGCGGGTGCTCGACGAACCAGACGCTGATCAATCCGGTGATCGACCCAGCCCCCGGCGTCACGACCCCCGCCTTCTCGATCCGCGTGGCGGGACTGCTAGGGGCCTTCTCCACTAGGGCCGCCGAGGTCGCGGTCGCTCGGCGCAGCGTCGCGTCGAGCATCGCTGCCGGCGCGCCCGGGTCCACCGCCACGCTAGACCAGGGTGCGACCTCGGCGCTGACGCTGGAGATCGTCGTCTGCACCTACGCCGGGACGAGCGCGACGGAGACAGTCGTAGGGACGATATCGTTCGCGGGCGCCGGCTCGGGTGGGACGGAGATCGGGACGTTCTCCGTCGCGAGCGCGGTCGTCCTCCCCGCCGGCTGCGACCTCCGCATCCGCAACACGGGATCGTCCGACGCCACCGCTGCGGGACTCGTCGTCGGCCTAGTATTGGGGACTTGATCGCATGTCCAAGATATTCGCCTTCAGCGCCGATACGTACGCGAACGCCGCTCAGATGCTAGCGTCGTCGGCGCCTGGGAACCTGTGGCAGTGCCGCCAACAGGCTCCAGGCATCGGTGTAAATAATGGTCCGAACGGTAGCGGCAATGCCTTCATCCCCGGCCTCGGCGCCAACTCCTTCTACTTCCAGGGGTCGTCTCCGGTCTCCGGGATCACCTACCTCCACCAGAACTTCAACTCCTCGAACAACACGCAGAATATCGTCTACTTCTCGGACTCGACCTTCGGCGAGCAGTGCCACGTCGTGCTGGAGACGTCGGTCGGCACGGTCCGCCTCTACAGGGGTGCCACGCTGCTCGCGACGTCCGCAGTCAACGTCGTCCCGATCAATGCCTACTTCAGCGCCGTTATCCGGATGGCGATCGGCGCGTCCGCGACGGTCGACGTCTTTATCGACGGGATCTCGGTCGGCGGCCAGTTCCCGTTCACGGGAAACACCCAGCAGTCGAGCAACGCTTCGTGGGACCAGCTCGGATACACCACGATCGGCAATGCCTACGTCAGCGATATCGCCTGCTACACGACGAACCTCGGGCCGATCCGCGTCCGCGCCCTCGTCCCGACCGCCAACGGCGGCACGATCACGTGGGCGCCGCTCTCCGGGTCGAACTACCAGATGGTCGACGGCGGCATCCAGACGGCGAACTACAACTCGTCCTCGACGGTGGGGCAGATCGACGACTACGTCATGCAGACCATCTCCGGCACGATATACGGAGTGAGCATGATGTCGTACGCTTGGGCGAGCGACTCGGGTGCGCGTTCCTACTCGAACTACGTCCTGTCGGGGTCCAGCACCACGCTCGGCAGCACTCGGTCCCTCGGCACCGGCGCGCTGCTCTATCGCGACGACATCGACAATGATCCGGCTACTGGCGTGCCCTGGGCGAGCGCCGCGGCGCTCAACGCGGCCCGTCCCGGCTACAAGCTGGTGGCGTGATGACGAGCGGACTCGTCGGCCAGCAGGGGATCGAGGTCGTCAGGCAGAGCGCCAACCCCTCCGCCGAGGTCGGTCAGGTCGCGATCGAGGCAGTCAGGCAGAACCCGAATCCGAGCGGCCAGGTCGGTCAGGTCGCGATCGAGGCAGTCAGGCAGAACCCGAATCCGAGCGGCCTAGTAGGGTTCGTGGCGGTCGAGGTCGTGGTCCCCTGGACGCCCCCGAGCCTGGGCCAGGCCGGGCAGGCGTCCTCGATCCCCTAGGAGATAGACGTCGACGGAAACCCGGTTTTCCCGGTCGCCTGGACGCGTCGGGACTACTCCGGGCATCCTAGGCCGCGTTCCCCCGAGAGCCCCGTACGAACCCGTACGGGGCTCTCTTCGTCTCGACCCTCTCCATCGCCCCCAGGACGTTATCGATGTCCTCCCGGAGCTTCTCGACCCACGCGGTCGCCGCGGCGTGCGCGATCGGCGCCGGCAGGAGGACGATCCAGTCGGGGTCGAAGGCGCGCTCGCCGGTCTCGACGCGGTTCCATGACCAGAGCGACATGCCGAGGCGCTCCCCGACCTCCCGCAGGCTAAGCCCCGACCGCTCCCTCGCCTCCCTCAGCACCGAACCGATCGTCATGTCGCGTCCCTAGTCCAGCTTCCGGAACTTGTAGCCGACCCTCTTGACGAGCTTCGCGTGCGCCGACCCCACGCTCTCGCCGGCCTTGTCGATTGCGACGAGCCGGTCGTAGGTCGACATCGGCACGCCCTCGTAGACGTAGACTGTGCCACGGAAGTCGGTCGTCAGCTCCGACGTCTCCTCGTCATAGGCTAGGCGCGCGATCTGCGACGACCCGGCGACGGCGTGCTCGGGCTTGCTCATGCCCGATCTCCTCTTCGTCGCGCGAGCGCCTCGTCGATCTCTTCGAAGGTAACGACCGGCGCGGGCGACATTCCCCTAACCTCGTAATCTTTTATCACGGTACCGGCCGATTTGTCTCCCCTGCCGTTCGGCAGCTCGCGCCACCAGCGCTTCCCGTGGCACCTGTTGCACAACTGGGACGTCGGCGACAGGTCGAGCCAGTCGTGGATGCAGCCGATCGCCGTCGCCTCGTGTGCCTTCCTGTTGTGGCACCAGTGCCCGCGGACCTCGTGCCAGCGTGGGTGCGGGCGATCGGCCGCTCCCTCGGGAGGTCGCTCGGTCCGGACGACGACCCGGTCGAGGTGTAGGATGAGCTTCCGGTAGACGTGGAACTGACTGTTCTTCCCCTTGTGCAGGTGGCGCTCCGCGACCTCGCGGCCGGGCCGCTCCTCGACGACGCGCTCTTGATTGAGCAGGTGCAGCAGGCTCACGATGTTGCGCAGCTCGCCGTTCGAGTTCGTCAGGTAGCCGACGAGATCCCGGTCGACCTCGCTCCTCGCGCGGCCGGTGACCGTCAGGTGCCAGGCGTGTCGCTTGACCAGCTCGAATGCGTCTTTCGTACTGATGCCGTTGATGCTGCTGCCGAGCGTGTGCGCGAGGTGCCTCTCGGTGATCTTGCCGCCGAGACGCTCGATCATGTAGTCAACATCGGCGTCCTGCCCTAGGGTGTTCAGACGATAGGCGAGGCCGGTAAGAACCGGAGGCTTTGTTGTGCTCTCGGCAATAACATTAACGGTGTTCCCAGTGAATAGGTAGCCGCAGTGGCTATCCCGCTCCATGCCCGTGACATCCGCCGTAGATATCGGCCCTATCGCGTCGTTGAAAGCGATCGTGTCCATCTCGACGTAGAGGTCGGGGTACGGCACGCGCACATTCCGGAACGCATCGAAGACACCCTCCCGGTGCTCGACGACGAAGCGGCCCACCTGGGCGGAGGCCTCCGCGTCGAGCACGAACCGCTTCGCCTTCCGGAGGCCGGACTGCACGCCGTCGCGCACCCTGCGATCGATGTGGACGTCCGGCTTTCCGAGGAGGTACCGGTCGAACATGGTCGTCGCCGCGAGATACCGCATTTAATAGGTACCTCCCGTCAGGCGGCGGAGCGGTAAAGCGCGACCGCCTCGTCGAGCGGCAGCAGGTTCAACACCCGGTCGATCCCCTTCGCCTTCGCCGCGAAGGTCCGGATCGTATCGTCGGTGCAGCCGGCCGGCTTCTTCATGCCCCATATGCCGGCCTTCCCGACCTTCGTGAAGAGGATCTTCCCGGACATCGCCCGCTTCGCGTCCTTGCGCGCGAGCTCGAGTTCCAGCAGGTCGCCGATCACGATGTCCGCGGTCGACGGAAACGTATCATCAGTGTATTTCGACACGACGGGCGGGAGCGTTTTCGCGTGCTCTTCAAGCCTCTGCCACAGGGAGGTTGGGTGGTAGTCGTTCGGTCCGCCGCAGCCGCGGTTCGAGACCTCGCCGGCCTTGGCGCCGTCGATCCATACGTCCGCCGAGAAGCAGTACGTCTCCTCGCTCATGCGCTCGTTCTTCGTGACCTTCCGCAGCGCGATCTTCATCGCGTCTCTCCGTGCCGGATCGGTTCGTCCGTGCGGATAGTCATACGACTCTTTGCGGAAAACCGCAAACACTTTTCGTAAGGACGAGACGAAAATGTGAGGACCGGAGCAAGAGGCCGCCGCGCGCGGCCCTATCCGCGCGCGTCCCACTCTATCACCGCCTCGACCGCCCTAGCTGCGTCGTCGTCCGACATGCTGCCGGGGTCGTCGTCGCCGTCTAGCAGGAAGGACGTCGCCCGCACGCCCACGTCGCCGAGCATCCTTACCAGCCTGTCCGCCCGCTGCTGCGCGGCGCGCTCGGCGTCGAACAGGACAGCAACCGACGAGTACAGGCCGGCTATTGCCCGCACCTGCTCGACCTTGAAGGACGTGCCGAACGTCGCGAACGCGATCGGTCCCAAGCGCCAGGCGTCGGTCACACCCTCGACGGCCAGGCCCAGCCTCCCGCCATAGTCCGGGTGCCGGTAGACGACGTCCTTGTGCGTGACCAGCTCGCGCTCCGGCGGGCACGACACGTACTTGGCGTCCGACTTGCCGGTGACGTCGCGGGTCTGGAATGATACCTCCGTCCCGTCCCAGTGGATGGGGACGAACAGCCGGAACCGGTAGTCGATCCCGTCCAGGGACGACACCGGGCCGGTGCCCTCGATCCCCCACTCCTCGGCGACCCTGTCCGGGTCGAAGCCCCGGCTGGCGAGGTAGCTCCGGTGGTTCGCGGCGAGCGGCGCTACCCCGCTCGGGCGGCGGTACCGGTGCAGCCCGATCCTCTTCTGAACGAGCTGGTCGAGCCGGCGGTTGCGCCCGCGGTTCGGGCCGTCCGCCGACCGCAGGATATCGATCGCCGTGGATCGGTCGACGTGACAGAGTTTCTGGATGACGTCGCGCGTAGGGTGAAAACCGCAACGCCAGCAGCGGAAGTACCCCTTCTCGACGTTGAACCCGAGGTGATAGCCGAACGAGCCCGCGCACCAGGGGCAAACGTGTCCCAACCAGCCGAGGCGGACGTGTCGGTCCGAGCCCGGCTGCTCAAGGGTGACCCCGTGCTGTCGGAGTACGGTGGGGAGGTCAGGCACGCGTCCGCCTCCAGATGCCGGTAATCTCGACCCATCCCCCTACCTTCGAGACACACCGCCGGCACGGCGTAGAGATGAATAGATCTAGTCCCCAGCCGTGACGCGGTCGCAACCCGCACGCGGCCTGGCGATGCCGGATGTCGGACAACGACGTATCCTCTGTCGCCTTGACCGCGTGCAGGCACCATCCCCGCTGCCCGGCGTCCGGGTCCGTCTGCGAGACATTCGGATTGGGGGCAGTCGTTAGCCACTGGCGTGGGAGGTCAGGCATAGACCTTCACGACGCTGCTGGTGCGCGGCGCCGCGACATCCCTCCCCGCGAGAGCGCGAGGCCGACGCAGGCGACCGCGACCTCGACCCGGTCCGCCGTCCACCCGAGCCGCCTCGCGACCGCCCGGCGCACGTCGACGAGGTTCGCTATGGACGACGCGTCGTCGAGCACGAGGCGAACGACCGCCAGCGCGTCGTCGGGCATCTGCCGCAGCAGGTCGCGGAAGATCGCGAGGTCCTCCGGGCTCGGTCCCGGGTCCGCGACCTCGATGCCGCGCGCTCCCCCCTCCTCGTCGTCCCCGCCGGCCGTGTCGATTGACACCGTGGGGACGCGGCGGCCGGCCTTCCTCGCCACGTCCGTCAGCCGCCAGCTTATGGCCGCGCTCAGGTAGGTAAACATCGACGCCTTGCGCGGGTCGTAGTGCTCGGCGGTGCGCCCTACGGCGGCGAGAGCGGCGAGCCGGGACTCCTGCATCAGGTCGTCCACGTCCATGCCGGTGATCCGCGCGAAGCGGTGCGCCTGGTACGAGGCGGCGCGCTCGACGTCGGGGTTCACGCCGGCACCTCTTCGAGGAGCTTGAGGTAGACCGGCAAGCCCTTTAGCGATGCGGAGGTACTTACCGTCTTGCCGGTCCGCAGGGAACCCGACTTCCCGACGAAGTAGAACCGGCCGCCCGTCATCGATTCGAGCTTCTCCAGCACCGTGTACTTCGTAGTGCGATGCTCGACCCGCTTGCACCCTCGGGTCTCTAGCGCCTCGATCAGGCGCGCCCTCAGCGTCCTCTTGGTCATGTGCTCCCCTCCTGTGCGTGTCCGTCAATCTTACGGCGCTTTGCGGAAAACCGCAAACGATATTAGACCCTGCGGTCGACGTGCGCGAACGGCACGATCTCTGCCGTCCCTCGCTCCGCGGACGCTTCCATCCGATCCCACCTGCGACCCGCGTCGCACCAGCGCGACTTAGCGCTCAGCGACGCGCACAGATATCCGGCGCAGAAGACGGCGATTAGGACGCAGGCGTGGTACAGGTAGAAGAATGCTATCTGCATCATCTCGCTTTCGCCTCTATGGCGTCGAGGTCGGGGCGGCTCATGGCTTCACCTTCTCATTAGACTTGGGCGAATTCCATTCTGGTGGCATGTGAATGCCAATCTCCAAACATCCCCACACCGTATTGCGATCTAATGACTGATCGCGGTCGATCTGCTTGTCGCATGTCGCTTCACTAGAGAACAGCCCGTCCGGTGTTGGAAAATGGATTGTTCCAGAAGAAACACTATAGAACACAATAATCCAGCCATGCGCGATCATTCTGTCTTCTCCTCGGTCTGAGATGAGGGTGGGGCGGGTGGCATCGGCATGACGTGAAGCCGCCGCAACCCGCGCCAATGATCCGGGCGCTGACGCGCCGGCCGGGACGGTATTCCTCGTCCTGCGGGGGACCCCGGAACTTGGCGCTGCCGAATCCCAGGCCGCGGATCTTGGCCTGCCATTCCAGCCGCAGCGTGCAGCCGGGGCGGAAGAAGCAGGTGTTGCATGGGATGAGGGTCGTCATGGGACACTTCCGCAGAACACGAGAGACGACATCACATCTTCCTTTCCAGGTCCGGCACGGTGCCGGGCTTCCTGCCGGGAAAGGCCCGGACACCGCGAGGGTGCCGGGCCGGCGATTGGGGAAACCGTGCTGTCAGCCGTCGCCGTCGCCGGAGCCTGCGCCGTCGCCGGAGCCTGAGCCGTCGCCGTAGCCGTAGCCGTCGCCGTAGCCTGAGCCTGAGCCGTAGCCTGAGCCTGAGCCGTCGCCGTAGCCTGAGCCGTCGCCGTAGCCGTAGCCGTCGCCGTAGCCGTCGCCGGCGCCGTAGCCGGAGCCGGAGCCGTCGCCGTAGCCGGAGCCGGAGCCGTCGCCGTAGCCGGAGCCGGAGCCGTGGCCAGTTTTTACTCCACCCATTTTGCGCTCTCGATCGACTCGACCGCTGCCGGGGTGCAGTCGATGATTTCGACCGCCTCGGTCAGGGTGATGTTGACCGGCGCCGCGACCTTGCTGCGCTTCGCGTCGAGGCCGCTGGTTGCGATTTCGGACAGCGTCCAAGCACCATACCAGCGCCAGATGCGGCGCGAGCGTTCGAGCGTGACTTCCTTACCATCCCGGCTGGCGAGGTAGCCGAAATGGACGCCTGCGGAATAGGTGCGGACAATTACAGGTTTCAGTGACATAGGATGCCTCATCAAGTTGTTGGATAGAAGGTGAATGGGGGGGGCCAACCCTGGTCGGTCAGCAGTGCCTCCTTGGTCGGCGCGACCAGCGGATTGTAGTGGGGCAGAACGGGTGCGGATTGGTGGGGAATGACGACGGTCACTGCGGCTGCCCCGTTCGCCAAAATTCGCTGCGCCCCGGCTTCGCGACAGGATCGCCGTCATCGCCACAGCCGTCGCCGGCCGGAATTTCCTTGGCCGGCGTCAGAAGAACGTCGCCCTGGCGGTACTGACCCTTGATCGGCTTCATGATGCAATTCCTCCTTCAATCGCTGCTGTCGACGGATTCGGCGGTTTCTTCCTCGGTCGATTCCGGCGGCGCTAGTTGCCGTATGCGATAGAGGATCGAGCGGAAGTCGCCGTCGATCTCGCCCTGCCGCGCTGCACTCGGTCGCCCGCGCGCAGATCGGTAATCTTTAGATCCTGGGTCATGGCCTTTTCCTTGAAACTGCCGCGCTCATTTCCCGATCAAAGTCTTCGGCACTCATTCCGTCCGAAACGCCGCAACCGCCAAGCACCGAATCGATGATTGCATCACAATCCACATCCCCCGGCTCATGCCCGTAACGCTTGAGGCATTCCTCCATGAGAACTGATTGAGCGCGCTGGAAATCGTTGTTGGCCTTTACGGTGCGGTCGATAAGACGCTGAAGTTTTGCGTTGCTCATCCCTTCGCCCTCTCTGCCGCAATGGCCTTCTGAAAAGCCTCGACTACCTCCGCGTGGGTGCGCTCGGGGGCGTCGTTCCAGTCTATTACGGCGCTCTCACCGATGATCGGGAACAGGGCTTCGCGCGCGGCTATGTAGCGGTTGAAATCCTCATCCACGACAAGTTCGATGGCTTCCAGTGTGCAAAGACAGTGCGGTGACCGGCTCATTGGTAGCCCCTTCCCCCACTTCCCCTCCGGTATCAGCGCCAGTGCGGCTTCCAGATCCCGTGCGGTCTGTTCGATCATTGCCTAATCTCCTTCAACAGCTTGTCGAGTTCGGCGTGCTTATTGCATAATCGCGAAGCAATGCGGCGTCGAGCAGCGCGCGTGGAGGTGGTTGTTCGAGTGGGTGCGACTCCAACTCACCATGCCGATGCCGCAGCCTGGGCACGGCAGGTTTCCGGAATAGCCCTTGGCCGGGATCACGGCCATAACGATGGCCGTCCGCGCCGTGTGCTCTTCGAGCCAGGCTTGCCACGCCGCGCGTTCCTTGCTGGTCCAGTCCTCGCGCTTTTCGCAGGTCTCGCCCTGCGTGCTGTCTGGTGGCATGCACCGTAGCGCCGCGCGGGGCGCCGACAGGTCGATGGCGAGGCCGCAGATCGGTCCGCGCCCCGTCATGCCGGTCTCGTAGTCGTAGTGCCGGCAGTGCTGTCTGGCTCGCGGCGGCCGGGTGGGCACCGGCGACGGGAAGTGAAATTTCGATGCGTCGGTCATCACCCCATTCCCTCGATCGCGGCGAGCAGGTCAATCGCATCCCGCGTGTCGGCGACACCCCGGAGCAGCCCGCGGATCACGAGGACGGCGGACGAGAGGAGCACATCCGCGTTCGCCCGGTCTTTCGTGGCGAGCCGCGACAGCAGCGGGTCGACCGCCCCCGTCTCGTCCCGGACCTCGACCGGCTGCCGCAGGCGGGCGCCGTAGGACGACATGAGGCCGGGGCCGCCGACAGGAACCCGGATGGACCGCACGTCGACCGGCAGGGCCGACCCGTAAAGCAGGACGCTGCGGGCCGGCTCGGGATGTCGAGCAGCGGCGCGAAACAGTTCGACCTCCTCCGGCGCCGGATCTCGCTTCGCGACGAAGACGACTTCACGCGGGTCGGAAGTTTGCATCTTGTCCATCACACCGCTCCACAGATCAATAGCAACGCCACGACGACGATAGTGCCGTTGCAGCAGTGTCCGACGAGCGCGCCCCACCACTCGATGGCGTTCTCGACCCCGATCGCGACGCGGTTCGCGTGACGATCGAGGCGGCGGCGGGAGATCATTTCCGTTCCCTCGCAAGTTCTTCCATACGAGACTCGGCGTGCCGGATCTTTGCCAATTCGCCGAGTGCCCACGACTGAACGCTTAGATAACCCCTCCACTCAGCGAGGCGTCGTCCCTCGGGGGAGGGCTGCGGATTCCCGTCCGGCGGCGGCACGGCGATCATCCGACCTCTCCGACGTGCATCAGCCGATCCCGCGCCCTCTTGGCGCGGACGAGCGCGTCCACCACCTGCTCGGCCTCGTCCTCCGTCCGGCACCAGCGGGCCTCTCTGCGGGGGTCCTCCGGGTGCATGACCAGGTAAGTCTGACCATGCAGGGTGCCGGTGGACACGTAGGCGCGGTGCAGCCCAGCCTCGCGGAGCGCGGCGTCGAAGCGCACACACGCGTCGTAGATCACACACAACGCCTCGTCGACCGACATGGGCATCTCCCGCTTCCGATGTCCTCACACTAAGCGACCGTCCCGGCCGCGTCCATCACTATTTTGCGGTAAACCGCAAAATCACCCTACGCCGTCCGCCACCCGCGGAGCAGGTCCTGGAGGACCGTCGGGCTCCCGTCGATCTCACCGTCCACGAGCCGCTCGATCACCGCCCGCTTTGCGTCGAGCAGTTTCATTAGCTGCTCGTCAACAGTCCCCTCCGCCACGAGGTAGTGTACGTTGACGACGTCGCGCTGCCCGATGCGATGCGCTCTGTCCTCCGCCTGTATGAGGTCCACCGGCGTCCACGGAAATTCGAGGAAGGCGACGTTCGACGCGGCCGTGAGGGTGATGCCGACGCCGGCGGCCTGCATCTGCCCCAGGAACAGCCCGACTTTCGGATCACTCTGGAACCGGTCGACGATTCCCCCGCGCTCAGCCTGCGGGACGTCCCCGTCGATGCGGACCGAGCGCCTCCCGAAGTGTGCGGACAGCCGGTCTAGGATTGACCGACGCACGGCGAAGACGATCAGCTTTCCGTTCGTCTCCAGCGCGTCCTCGATCCACTCGATCGCCTCGTCCAGCTTCCCGGCCGCCGCGAGCCCACGCAGCTTGTTGATCCGCGTGATCGCCTCGGCGCGTCCCGCGCGCGTCGCGGCCGTTGCGCCCTCGGTCTGCCGCACGTAGTTGAGGTAGTCGTTCTCGGCCTCCAGATAATCCCCCCGGTTCGACAGGCGGAGCGGCACGACCTGGCGCACCTTCGCTGGCAGGTCGTCGAGAACGTCGGCCTTGCGGCGTCGAAGCATGACCGTCTTTAGCAGCAGGCTATTCAGCTGTTCGACGTTCTTCGCCCCACCGTAGTTCATAGCGAACCCATTGTGCTTGGGATCGCAAAATTTCCGAGTGAAGGTCGGCCACGGGGGAATACCGTCCTCCGGCCGGGCGACGAGCTGGACGATGTTGTAGGCCTCGACCGGGCGGTTCACGATCGGCGTGCCGGTCAGCACGATCACGTGCCGGACGCCGCGGCAGAGCGCGCGAACCGCCTTCGACCGCATAGCAGCGGTTGACTTTATCAGGTGCCCCTCGTCCACTACGACGCACTGCGGCTTGAGCGCCCGCAGGTGTGCGAGCCACGAGTTCTCCCCGACGACGATCCGGTGGGTAGACTTGTCGATCGTCGAGTCGCCCGCCAAGATATCGTAGTGGACGATCACGAAGGGCTGACCGGCGTAGGCCGCAGGGTCGGGGGTTTCTCCGACGGGCAGGAAGGCGGACTGCCCCCGCCACATCTTTATCTCGCGCGCCCAGACCGACCGCATCGTCGCCGGACACACGATCACGGTGGGCTCCAGCTCCGGCCGCTCGTTGAGCCACAGCAGGGTAGTTCCGGTCTTTCCGAGCCCGGGTTCGTCAGCTATGAGCGCGCGTCCGTCCCGCGCGTGCAGGAAGCGCACGCCGTCGAGCTGGTGCGGGTAGGGCGTAGGCACACTACCACCAGGAGACGAGGTCGCCATCGGCGCACACCGCCATGCGGTCGTGTCCGCCGTACCGGAAGCCTCCCAGGAACCGGACGGTCATAGCGCTCCGGTTGATCGCCTCGGCGGTGCGGTCGGACACGGTCATTCGCGTCCCCGCACGAACACGGCGTGATCCCGCGACCAGGCCTCGACGAGCGCGCTGCCCTCCGCCGTGTCCCAACCGGCGACGAGCGCCGCGAAATCGGCGTGATCGCGGCCGCGGAAGGTCGTCCGATCGTGGTGTGCGTGTCGGCACTCCCACGGTTTGAAGCCAGACTCGTGGATCGCGCACCTTCCCGCGACGAAGAGGACGCGGGTCCCCTTCTCCCAGAAGTACGCCTCCCAGAAGTCTTCGGGCTGCTCCGGCGCGAAGTTACCCTGGCTGCCGGTGCTGGCGGGACACAGCAGGTACAGCCTTCCGCCCCCGTCGGTGTCCCACCAGTCGAGCATGAGTCTGTCGCCGAATCCGGCTTCAACGGCCTTCTGCGCCTCCCCCACCGTCATCCAGCCGGGATTGTACATGCACCCCCGACGGTAGCCCTCGCAGTCACAGGCGGTCCAGACATCGCTCATGACACATCCTCCCACCCCGGCACAAACTCCTGCAATACCCCGACGGACACGTGTCACATCGCCTCTCCATCGTACCGCAGGTCGAAATACCTTGCCCGATCGTCGGGAAGCTTCTGATCGATGACGATCACGCCGAACCGATGCGTCGACAGCGGAAGATCCGGTCGATTCATGGGGAAGGACGTCGGTCGCTCGGCGTAGTCCCACTTGACACCGGATGGGAGCGCGCCGAACGTCGCCGGACGCAGAAGTGGAATGTAACGATACCAACTCGCGTTAGTCATCCTTCGGTTCCTCCCGCCCCGGCACAAACTTCTGCAATACCCCGACGGACACGTGCCCGAGCGAGTCGAACAGCGGATCCTCCGAATGCTTCGCTCCGCCGAAGCTCTCTAGTGTGTCTTTGATGAAGTCGCGGATGTCGGTCTTCGTCGCCCTTGGGTCCACGGTAAATGTGATCATCGCTACCATCTTCGCCATCTTATCCTCCTAGGATGCGATTAGCACGCGGGACGCTCCGGAGCCCGTACAGCACGTTACGCCGCGAAGGGCACTCTCCCGCAGCCCCGACCGGCTCGATACCCCTAGGCGTCGAAATTTCCGGTCTCTCCGTCGATGTTGCGGCCGACAGTCCCAGGGCCTCGCGCCAGCAGGCGAGGTTAAAGGGTGACGGAAACCGCACGCCGTTCTCTTACGACCATATCACGTGGGCGTAGAGGCCTAGCCGGTCGTTCAGGTCGATCTGCGAGATGTACAGCTCCCGACGCCGACGCCGGAGTTCCCCGACGATCGCGTTGCGACGGCGTCCGCGTTGTTCCGGTTTCGCGACGTCACGACGGCGCCTCCGGCGGCAGCAGGGACTTCAGGAAGTCGACCTCCGCTTGTGCGAGACGCACACCCAAAGGATCGGGCATAGCGTCGTCGGGTCTCGCGAATACGGTCGATGTTTCGAGTAGCTCTGCCCATTTATGCCATTCAATGTACGGGGTTCCGACACAGTCGCTAGCTCCCGTCTTCTGATAAACCGGACAGCGCCGGCACAGTGCCGGCGCATAGAAGAGTAAGCAAAGAGGGCAATTATCCGGACCCTCGTCGACGCCTTCGCCGGCTACAATAGCTTCCCACTTCCTAATCGAGCCGTAGAGAGCCTCAAGCGTCCTGTCGTCCATCGTATCCTCCGCGATCTACTTGATTTGCCTTACGTTGATCGGCGTCATAGCGCCCTCGCTCACGTCGCCCCATATCGCGAACGTCCCGGTATAGACCTTGACGATGAGGGCGTCGCGGCTCTTCAGGCGCTGCCGACCGTCGATCACGACGTGGTCGTAGACGCCGCCGACGTACCGGGCCGCGAGGACCGTGGCAACGTCGAGCAGCCGCGGGTCGCAGCGGAAGACGTACTTGCGCCAGGACATTTTTACTTCCCTACCTCTTCTAGATAAACCTGCTCTGCCGCGCGCATCGCGTCTTTTGCCGTACGATGCTCGATCCCATAGGTATCCCGTCCGAAACGGTAGATCGTCCGGGTAGCCTCTTCATACCGGGAGATCGATACACACCACGACGTCCCGCGCGCCGGTTTCGTCCCGAAGGCTACCGTCTGATTGGGAGCGACATTTAGAGAAATCGCGTCCGGCATCTCCGCGCGGAAGCCCCGCCCGTAATCGACTGGCTTCCAATCAAACTGCCGGGCCATACTACTTCCCCATCGCTGCGATCAGCTCGGCACCGAGCTGACGGTGATATTTACGGCAGATCTTCCGGCCCAGGATCGCCTGCTTCGGCGAGAGTTTGACGACCGCGGCGAGCGCCTTCCCGATGCGGGTGTCGACCCCGTTGAAGCCGACGCCGTCCTGCTCGATCGCCCCGTCGCACACGCCGGCCAGCCGCTTCAGACCGAGGTGGATCGCGTCGCGGAACTCGGTGACGTCGTCCTCGATCGCCTCGCGCGCGATCTGCTCCCGCGTGATCTCCTTCGTCGCCGCGGCCGGGATCGGATCGGCGAAGTTCTGAGCCTCCGGCAGCTTCCCGCCGCCGTCGAGCGCCCGGTCGATGATTTCCTGCTTCTCGACGATCACCGTCGCCATCCGCGCGTCGACCGAACCGTCCAGGACGAGGTGCTGCACGAGGACGTAGTTCGTCTGCCCGATGCGGTGGCAGCGGTCCTCCGCCTGCGACATGTTCCCCGGGACCCAGTCCAGCTCGGCGAAGATTACGTGGGCCGCCGCCGTAAGGGTGATGCCGACGCCGGCCGCACCGATCGTGCCGATAAACAGGCGGCACTCGGGGTCACCTTGAAACCGCTCGACCGCGGCCTGCCGGTCCGCGAGCTTCGTCTCGCCGGTCAGGACGGCGCAGCCCGGAAACTCCGCGGCTATCGCGGCCACGACGTCGAGGTGGTGCGCCATGAGGACGATCTTGTCGCCGGCCTCCAGCGCCTCGCGGACGTGCTCGACGACGCCCGGAACCTTCGCTAGGGCCGTCGCGTGCCGGATCCGGGACAGCTCCGCGAACGCGGACGACGACTGCTGACGCAGAGCGGCGACGGCGCGCTCGTACTCCTCCGGGTCGTCCGACGCCTTCGCGAGTTCGACGTCCGCCCCCAGCGCCGTCAGGGACCTTGCCTGACTGCCGTAGTTCTCGTTCTCCCACTTGACCGCGGCGCGTGCCTCGGCGCTGTCGGCCGGGAGGACGATCACCTGCCGACGCTTCGCCGGCAGCTCCTTTAGGACGTCCGCCTTCAGGCGACGGACCATGCACGTCGCCCGAAGCTTCGCCTGGAGTTCGTCGAGATTCGCCGCGCCGGAGACGTCCCAGCCGTACTTGGTCCGGAAGGCGTTGCAGTAGCGGGTGGCGTAGTTGTACCAGGACTTCCCGAGGCCTTCGGGGTCGAGCGAGGAGACGATCGTCCACATCTCGATCGGGCGGTTCACGATCGGCGTACCCGTCAGGAAGACGCGACGCCCCGCCTTGATCGGCGGGACCTTCCAGCCCTTCGCGCTATTGTCCCACTCGCCGAAGATCGCCTGCGTGCGCTGCGCCTTCGGGTTCTTGCACATGTGGACCTCGTCGCAGACGAGGAGGTCCGGCGCGAAGATGTCGATCGCGTCCCGGAATTTCTTCACCTGCTCGTAGTTCACGATCACGATGTCAACACCGTGATCGAAGATCCCGTTCGCGATCTCGACCGTCATCGGCCGCACGAGCCACTTGTTCAGCTCGTTGCGCCAGTTCAGCTTCAGGGAGGCCGGGCAGACGATGACGACTTTGCGGATCGTCTCGTCGGCGTTAATGATGCCGGCGGCCTGTATCGTCTTCCCGAGGCCGGGCTCGTCGCCGATCAGTACGTCCTTCCGACCGAGCCCGTAGGCGATGCCGGCCTTCTGGTAGGGGAGGTAGGAGAGGCCGGCGGGCGCCGGGATCTCGACGTCCACCTTCGTCGCCTGCGAAGCCTCGATCGAAACGCGCACCGCGGCCTGCGCCGCAATTGCCTGCTCGTTTAGCTTCTTCGCGAGTTCGGGGTCCGCGACCTTCGCGGCGATGGCGGCGTCCTTCGTCCACCAGACCTTGGCGACCGGGTCGAACTTCATGCCGGCCGCCTTGACCAGGGCCTTCGTCGCGTAGTCGAACTGGAAGTGCGCCTCGAAGCGCGCGTTCGTCTCGACTACCTTGATCTGCGTGGGCATCTCGGGATCTCTCCGTCTCTCGATGGCCCGCACCCTAGCGCCGCCCCGACGTTCCGTCCAGTCACATTTTGCGGAAAACCGCAAAACATCACGCACGCTCCGCCGTGCGCGCCTCGACGTAGGCTGCCCACAGCGGGGTCAGGATGCGCAGCTCGTACTCCCCCGGCACGTACCCCTCGCATTCCAGCAGCCCGAGGAGCGCGCGCAGGGCGCGCGGCGCGTCGTCGTTAACGTCGGGATTGGCATCGGCGCGCTCCAGCATCTTCCCGACGCGGAAGAGCCAGCGGCGACGTGCGGACTCCCCGTCCGACTTATCCCCCGCCTTCAGACCGGTTATCCCCAGGGTCCCGACGCGTCCAGGAGCGGTGCTGCTGCGCCCTTAGCGCCGCGACCTCCTGGTCGAGCCGGCGCACGACCCTGTGGAGGCTCATTGCGGTCGTCGCGCAGGGCCGCGTTCTCCTTCGACAGGACCGACACCTGGGTCCGCAAACCGGCGGTTTTCCTGCTCCGCGCGCTTGTTGTCACCGAAGGAGTCCGGCGGGGTGCCCGGTCCCGACAGACGGGTCGTGAGCCAGTGCCAGTCCTTGCCGTCCGCGACGAGCATTCGGCCGATCGCCGCGACGGCGGCGACGATCTCGCCCTCGGACGACGAGCCGAGCATCGGGAGGATCTTGCTGAGCTTGGATAGGTTCGACATGCACCACTATACGTCCGGAGGGACGGGGTCACGAGACGCACGGAGTAGGAGCCCGCGGGGCCGATTCGAACGGCCGACCTCCTTGTTACAGGCAAGGCACTCTTCCAACTGAGCTACACGGGCAGGAGCTATACACGACCGGAAGCGTAGGGCGGCAAGACCGTTAGCGCTGGACGGGGAATTACATCCGACCCCGGTTGTTTATCTACCCCGTTTACGCGGCCGATGTTTCGTCGTACCTTAGAAACACTTCGGGCCGGAACCCATTTCTGGAAACCGGCCCGGAGGAGAATGAGGAGTGCGCCGCAAGCTTTCTTGATGGGTCCTTATATAGCCCGCTTTCACGTCGCTGGCAAGGGTCTACCGAAGAAAGCTCCCCGCGGTCCTTCCGTTCGATGCATAGCGTGGCTGGGAGGCCTCCCGAGCGGAGCCCGTCCCTAGGCGCGTCGGGTGGCCGGATACAGGACGGCATGGCCCGGCTCAACGCCACAAGCCACACCTCACCCGCAGACACCGGGAGACCGACCTCCTGCCGCCCCTGAGCGGCGAAGAGTGGGATGGGCACCAACGACCCCGCGATGGCGGGGCGCGCCCGGCAGTCGCCGAACCGGCTCCGGAGCGCGGGACAACCGTCGTCGCCGCGAGGCGGGACTTCGGCACAGCAATCTCGGTACAGGATGACCGCCGGGGCTCCCCATCTAAAAATCTTGAGCGTGCTGGTTCGGACGTTGAAAGCGAGGCGACGGGTCAAACTGTCAAGTCACTGGAGGCGCATGTTTCCCCGGTCACGGGGGACATACGTCTCCGCTCAGCTCTAAATCAACGCTTGTCTTCCTGTATTGGCTTTAGTATCGCACACGTACGCGCGTATATGCGCACGCGAGGGCACGCGCACGCGTAGAGAGGTAGACATGAAGAAAATTCGGGCGCGCAGCGTTGACTTTTCGCGGCGGTCTGGACGTTTTCCGGAGGCTCCTTCCACGCGGATCTCGTCCCGACGTATAGTAGGCTATCCCGGAGCCCCCAGATGACGAGGGACGAGAACCATTCCGATGCCTGACAGCGAGAGGCTGCCGCGACACCCGCGGGTAAGGATCTACACGGATGGATCCTGTTTACCCAATCCAGGCGCGGGCGGGTTCGCCGCGCTCCTCCTTTACGAGCATAAGACCGGGCTCGTGGAGCGTGAGGTCGTCGGCTCCGACCCCTGCGCGACGAACAACCAGATGGAGCTGATGGGTGCTATCGCCGGCTTGGAGGCACTCAAGTGGCGCTGCGCCGTCACGCTGTACACCGACAGTCAGTACGTGAAGAACGGGATCACGCTGTGGATCCGCGGGTGGGTAAAGCGGCAGTGGCGGACGCGGGACAACAGGCTGGTGAAGAACCGGGAGCTGTGGGAGCGCCTCCTGGCCGTGAGCGGGAGGCACGAAGTGGACTGGCGATGGGTGCGCGGGCACAGCGGGAACCCGCACAACGAGCGCGTCGACCGACTGGCCGTCGCGGCCAGGGTTAGCGTAGGAGGGCGCGTTGGCTGCGTACAGGTTCGTCCGCCGGTCCGGCGCCAAGGTGGGGTGGACGCACGACGCGCTCGCGGACTTCGACGGAGGCGGTGACTTGGGATGAGGTACTTCGGGTTCGTCGGCACGAGTCGGGGCATGTCCGATGCGCAGGTCAAGGCCGTGCGGCAGTTCGTGCGCGCCCGCTACTCCGGGGGCGGCTGGATAGGCCGCCACGGGGACGGCCTGCACCGAGACAAGGTGTTCCACAACATATGCGTTGCGTGCCACATCCCGATGATCCTGCACCCGCCGACGATCGCGGCCAGGGTCGGCGATTACCCGCTGTGCCGGTGCAGGGACTGCCGGCCTGACTCCAGGAGGCTGCCGGCGCGGGACTACCCCGCCTGCGCGATCGACCTGGTGAAGGCCGTGGACGAGCTGATCGTCGCACCGTCGACGGAGGAGCCGAAGGAGGTCGGCTGCACCTGGCGTTCGTACCACCGGGCGCTGCGGCGCGGCATTCCCGTCCACCTCGTAGGGTTGGACGGGGAGGTCCGCGAGGTGTGCGCATCCCCCCGGCTGCCGGTGCCGGTGGTCTACGGGTTCGTCCGGCGTGCACCCTCGGCGAGGGAGGTGGCCTTTCTGGCGGAGTTCGAGGCGCTGTGGCAGATCTACCCGCGGCACGTCGGGAAGGGAGCGGCCCGGATAGCGTGCAGGCGGGCGCTGAAGAAGACCGATCTGGAGACGGTGACGGCCGGCGTCGTCCGGTACGCGCGGGAGCGCGCGGGACAGGACAAGACGTTCACCTGCCACATGGCGACGTGGCTCAACCAGGAGGGCTGGGCTGACGAGGAGGAGCGAGCGCCGCGCGACGATGCCAGGCGCAGCCCTCCCGCTCGCCTGAACGGGCACGCCGACGGATCGGTGGAGAGGACTGTGCAAGAGGTCCTGGAGGACGCGTTTGCCGGGCTCGGGGATCCGTCCAGGCGGGCCAGGCACTTCCTCGCCGAGATTATGCCGAAGGCGCGGGAGCTGTCCGTCCGCGGCGCGACCTCCGAGGCGGACCTCGCGCGGTGCCTTGCGGCCATGCAGCTGGAGATCGGGCGAATGGTGCAGGCGGCCACACCCCCTGCGGACTTCGCGCAGGGGTCGACGTCTCTGCTCTGGCAGTACCTGGACTGGATATCCGGGCAGGGGTGGGCCGACTACACCGCCTCCGTGTTCGTCCCGACGAGCAAGTCGTTCTCCAGGTGGCGGGCGGAGATGGCGGCCGGCGACCCGCTCGGGCGTGACCCGATCACCGGGCGCTCCGGTCGTACGTAGTCTCTCCCTTCTGTCCGAGGATCGATCCCATGCCGAACGGAAACCCCTGGGGCGCAGCGATAGTCGCGGTCGCGTTGGCTTGCGGTCTCTGCTACCTCTCCACCCGCCCGATGTTCCCCGATCGCGTCCAGTCCAAGCCTGCGGCCGAGAGGGCCGCAGGCGACCCCGCGATCGGAGCCGAGGATCTCCAGAATCGACTGAGGCACATGGAGCGGTGGGGGACCGGCGGCGGCAGCTCGGGGACGGACGGGACATGGCTGCTGAATTGCTTCCCCGATCCGCTGCCGTCCGATCAGGAGGCCGACGCCACGCACGTGGCCGGCAAGTGCGTCGAGGTGATCGACGACGAGGACGAGTACACCTTCGACTTCGTGCCGGCCGAGTTCGCCGCGCGGTCGGTCTACGGCCACGACGACGTCGCGAAGCTCCCGTCGTTCGCCCGCGCCGTCAAATCTGCTTATCTCAAGACGCCACCCGAGCCCTACGTCCGGAGGGACGGAGCCCTCGCCCGCGGGCAGACCTGCGCGCCGGGGCGCCTGTGCTGGTCGAACTTCGACTGGGACAGGGACGACTACGACAACGAGGACATCGGACCCGCCGATCCCGCCTGCTGGACCTTCAACCGCGGTATATTCTCGGGGCTCATGTACCTGCCGTGCGACGGCAAAGACACCGACCGCGCCAAGGGCAGGTCGAAGTGGTCGATCGAGGTCGCGTGGTCCGACTACCAGGTCCAGACGAGCGGGGGCGGGACGTTAGCCGAGTGCAAGGCGCTGATGCCGGACTACATTACCGGGTTCACCTACTCGATGAGCGGCGCGGACGTCGCCACCGTCAATCGTGGGAACCTCGACGCCGTGAGGTGCTACGAGAGCGCCGGGCGCGCGCCGGTCGGGATCGTCCTGGCCGACCGGAGCCGTCCCGTCTCGCCGCTCCCTCCGGCCCAGCCCGAACTCTGCGTTCAAGGGGGTTCCCTCAAGCCCGGCGAGTCCTGCGCGGTGGGGCAGTAGGATTGGGTACGATCCGAGAGGGGAGGTCCGCCTCCGACGTCGAGCGGCGCATCGTCACCGGCCTTGCCGTGTCGAGCGTCTTCGTCCGGAAGATCCGGCGCTTCTGGCGCGACGACCTGCTGGAGTCTCCGGAGCTGGGACGCGTCGCCCGCTGGTGCCTGGAGCACTTCGACAAGTACGGCAGGGTCGCCGACACGGACCTGGGGGCGATCTACTTCGAGCGCGTCCAGTCCGAGGGGGTTCCCAAGGCCGAGGCCGAGTACATCGAGAGGGTGCTGGAGACGGTCTCGGCCGAGTACGGCCGCGACGAGCTGTTCAACGCCGACTACCTCTACGACCGGACGGTCAAGTACCTGCGGCAGCGCGAGCAGAAGACCTACCTGGACGAGGTCATGGTCGCGAGCGAGCGCGGCGACGACGAGGCGGTCGAGAGGGCACTCCGGTCGTTCCGGCCGACGAGCTTCGAGACGACCCGAGGGCTCGACGTCAACTCCCCCCAGGGGTTCGAGGCCATCGAGCGCGCCTTCGGCACCGTCCGTAAGCCCGTCGTGGAGTACCCCGGCGACCTCGGGGATATGCTCAACTCCGAACTCTCCCGCGCCTCCCTCGTCGCCTTCCTCGCCCCCGAGAAGCGCGGCAAGTGTCTACCGGGAGATCAACGCGTCTTATTGTCTAATGGGGACGTCCTTCCCATTCGGGACGTTATTCGGGACGAGCGCCGTGATGTAATCGCGTATGATGAGACTATTGGGCAATTCGTCCCCTCAACTATTACGGATTTTTATGTGAATGGTGTAAAAGACGTTTGGAGTGTGACAACGCGGACGGGACGTAAAGTAAAGGTGACTAAAAATCATCCATTCTTAACTCCTGATGGGTGGGTCGAGTTACAGGATCTAGAGATTGGTCGGTACATCGCGGTACCTAAGGAGATACCGGTATTCGGTAGTGAGACCCTTCCTGACGAGAAGATCAGGCTGCTCGCCTATTTTATCGCTGAGGGGTGCCTAGGTAATGAGATGCGGGAGCGAGTGCAGTTTACTACGGCGGATGAGGATATTAGGCGCGATTTTGATCGGTGCGTCTCCGCGATGGGTTGTCGGACCGTTTGGAAGGGGATTAATTGCGGCGTGTATAATGCGGAGGCCGTTCGCGGCCTGCACAGGCACAATCACGTTCGGAATTTCCTTTTTGAGAATGGCCTTATGAATAAGAGGTCGTACGACAAACTCGTTCCCCCTATTGTGTTTAGGTTGAACTCGGCCGAGATTAGTCTCTTTTTGTCCGTCTTGTATACTTGTGATGGGTGGGTAGACGGAAGCGGAAAGGGGGTGGGATTCTCCGTAGCGAACGAGCGTCTAGCAAGGCAGGTCCAGGAACTCCTATCGAGATTCGGGATTGTCTCTCGGGTGCATTTTAAGGAGAACATATGCAAGGGTGCGTGGACGGTAGCCGTTCGTGATTGTGAGAATATCACTCGATTTAGGAATAGAGTAGGGTGTCTATTTGGAAAGGGAGAGAAACTCTGCCGAGTTACTTCGGATAGCCCCACGGTACTTCGGTCTTTTCTTGATAAATTCCCCTCGGAAGTAGCGCGTCGATTTTATGATGATGTCGAGCGCGAGTTCGGCGTTTTTGGTGTCCGGCGTGACAGGCACGATCCGCGGTGGAGGGCTTTTGTAAAGTGCTTTACGAAAGCGCCCGCCATTCGTCAGCAGTTGGATAAGGGATTGCCGATAATGCGGCAATCGTTTACCGAGGTATCGGACACCGTTGCCGGCGTAAAGTATCTAAACTCCCAAATATTGTGGGACGAGATTCTGTCGATTGACTTTGTCGGGAGTGAAGAGACGTTCGATTTAACGGTGGCTAATCAGCATAATTTCGTTGCCGAGAATGTCTTAGTCCACAATACCTGGTGGCTGCTGGACATCGTCGTGCGGGCGATCCGCCAGCAGCGGAACGTCGCGTTCTTTCAGGGAGGTGACATGACACAGGACCAGCAACTCCGGCGCTTCGGCGTCCACTTGGCCGGCTGGTCGGACGACCCGAAGGCCTGCGTCGAGCACTGGTACGCGGTCGGCGACTGCGTCAAGAACCAATTTGACGCCTGCGACCGGTCCGACCGCAACTGCGACCACGGGATCCACGAGGGGCAGCTTGAGGAGTTCTACAAGGACCGCGGTAGCTTCGAGTGCCTCTCGACGCTGACCGAGAAGGCCCGGGACTTTCCGGACTACCGGCCGTGCGAGAGCGGGACCTGCGCCGTCCGGCGCCCCACCGTGTGGCTCATGCACGTGGACGCGCGGGAAGTCTTGACCGGGAAGATAGCGCGTCGGCACGCCGAGCACTTCTTCAGGCGTCACCGCCGCCGGTTTAAGCTCGCGACCTACTCGCGCAATACGCTGACGACGGCCGAGATGGATAGCTGCCTAGACGAGTGGGAGCGGGTGGACGACTTCGTTCCCGACGTCATCGTGGTCGACTACCCGGACATTATGTCGTCCGACGTCAAGGAGTTCCGGCACAAGCAGGACGACATATGGGGTGGTTTGCGCCGGGTGAGCCAGGAGCGCCACGCCCTCCTCGTGACGGTTACGCAGGCCGACGCCGCGAGCTACAAGCAGGGCAAGCTCAGCGTCGGGAACTTCACGGAGGACAAGCGCAAGAACGCCCACGTGACAGCCATGTTCGCCCTGAACCAGTCCCCGGACGGGCGCGAGAAGGCCCTTGGGGTGATCCGGGTCGGCGCGATCCTCGTCCGCGACGGGGCGTTCTCCGTCGACGACCAGGTCGTCGTCATGCAGCACCTAAATAGGGGGCGACCGTTTACGGGGAGTTACCTGTTGAAATGAACCTGAACGACCTGTCGCGCCTGAAGGTGCTGATGAACAAGACCCTCTCGGGGTCCGACGCGGAGGCGCTCACGGCGCTGCGCTCGGCGAACGAGATCCTGCGGAAGCACGACCTAGACTGGGTAAAGGTCCTGTCGCGGGTCTGGGCGGCGACGGTAGAGCGGGGATCGATTCCCCCGGAGTCACCCCGTCGCCGCGCCGACATCGAGGACCTGCTAGGCAGGCTGGAGCGCGACCGCAGCGAGTTCGTCGTCGACGTGCGGGAGCAGTTCGAGCGGACGGGGACGCTCTCGGATCGGCAGATCGAGGCGCTAGAGCGCATAGCGGAACGGTAGGCTACTTCCCTACCCGGAACCTCCTGGATCCCCTCCAGGCGCCCTGGAATCCGGCCTCCCCGTCGACGCCCGTCCGGTTTCGGCCGAGGCTCCAAAGATTTTTAGATTTTTCCACTTCTCACGGGTCACCTCCCGGACGTATAAGGTGAGTGTCAGAGACAACCCGAGTCAGCTGGAGCACAGATCGTGGCACACACCCGCAAGGACTTCGTCGACGTCGCGCAGGAGCTGAACAAGCTCCTCGACCCCGAGCCGCCGATCGACGTGAGCAAGACCGTTAACGAACTCAAGGCGCAGATCATCGAGGCCGCGAAGCTCGTGCAGCCGGACGACGTGCTGTCCGAGTTGGCGTCCGATGTCCTGAAGAGCCTAAAGGACGGCGAGATGTCGCCGGAGGTCAAGCCCGAGCCGCCGAAGAAGGTAGCGAAGGCGGAGAAGACCCCCGCCGCTCCGAAGGAGCCGAAGGCGAAGGCCGCGAAGCCCGTCGAGGAAGCGGTACCCCCGAAGGCGCCGGAGCTGGTGAAGGTCAAGGTCGCGAAGCTGGCGAAGGCCCCGAAGGAGGCGAAGGCGTCCCGGAGTTCGTCCAAGTCCGGCAAGGACCCGAAGCCGAAGGACGAGTTCCGGCCGCTCCGGAAGGGTACGATTCGCGGCAACATCTTCGACCGCATGGACGGCACCCGAACGATCTCGCAGATCGCCGACGAATTGCAGCTCGACCGCGGCAATTGCTCGTCGCACGTCTTCTGCCTGTGGCGCGACTGCGGCATTGGCTTCTCGTTCGCCGACGGCAGCCTCGTCAAGGCGGTCCTCCCGGTCGGCGTCTCCGATGCCTTTCGCGCGGAGAAGGCTGTTTTAGGAGCGGCTGCGTAGCTGTCCGTTCCGGATGCTGGCCGCTTGCGCGCTCGTCAATAGGACGACGTAGCGCGCGGCACGACCGGTGCATGCGGAGATCTTCCGCAGGTGGCCGCGCGTCCGTGACCTCTCGACCGCGGGAGACGACCTAGGTTACGTCCCGACCGATCACTACCTGGCGAGGTACCTCGCCGACGTCGCGGCGAGGAGGCTTTGATTGGCTATTCTCAATCTGCTAGATTTGTTCAGTGGCATAGGGGGTTTTTCTTATGGCCTCGAAGCCACCGGACGCTTCCGCACCGTGGCGTTCTGCGATACGGACCGCTTCTGCCGGCGCGTCCTCGCCGAGCACTGGCCGGGGGTGCGACGATACCGGGACGTCCAGGGACTTACGGCAGAAAGACTAAAGGTAGATAATATACAGGTCGATGCAATCTGTGGTGGTTTCCCGTGCTTTCCGAAGGGAACGCTAATCCTGACCCGTCGTGGGATGGTAGACATCTCCGAGGTTGTTGTTGATGACGTTGTCCTGACACACCGGGGTCGGTGGCGTCGGGTAAAGGAGACGTATGTAAATAGGGACGCGCCTATTCTAAACGTCCGAGGACTAGGGCAGCCTGTGATGCGCGTAACGGGAGAGCATCCGTTCTACGCTCTCTGTGATAGAGCTGCCGTAGAGCCGGAATGGATCGACGCCCGCAATCTTTCGAGAGGGATGCTGTGGGCAAGCCCCGTATCTATAGAGGCGGATCTCCCGGCGCCGGAGATTCCGGCTTCCGAGCGCGAGAGCGACGAGGATTTTTATTGGGCCGTAGGGCGCTGGCTCGCGGACGGCCGGTGTGTGTCATTTAAGCGGACGAGTAAGGTTGCACATGGACGCGGCAGCAGGAAGAACAGTTGGGCAAAGCGCGTCCACTGGTGTTGTGCTTACAACGAGGTAGGAGAACTCGTTGATCGGCTTCGCAAGGGTGCGGGTCTCCACGTGACGCGAGCTAACGAATCTACTGTTGTGAAGTTTGTAGTGCAACATGCGAAGCTGTTCGATTACCTGTCTCAATTCGACAAGGGCGCGGCGAATAAGCGGCTGCCGTCGTGGGTGTACGGTCTGCCAGCGTCCTGTCGGCAGGCTCTCTTGGACGGGTGGATATCCGGCGACGGGACCGTCTACGATGGGAGTTGGCGCGCCGCTTCGATATCGAAGCGGCTCGCGATCGGTATGCGTCTGCTCGCTCTAGGACTCGGGCAATCAGTCGCGGTGTACTATTGCAAGCATGCGGGAACTACGTGTGAGATAGAGGGACGCGTCGTTAATCAGCAGCCATTCCACTGGGAACTCCGCGGGGCGACTACGTCTAAGCAGGGGAGGGTCCTCGACGGACACTTCTTCGGGCCGATCCGATCCGTTGTTGAGGAAGGGACAGTAGAGGACGTATATAACTTTGCGGTTGAGGAAGACGAGAGCTACGTCGCAGACGGCATCGTCGTTCACAACTGCATCGACGTTTCCAATGCCGGACACAAGAGGGGCGTAGATGGAGGACCCGTCGAGGGACGCGGCGACAAGGGCGGAAGCTGGCTCTGGGGCGAGTACGCGCGGCTGGTTCGCGAGGTACGACCCCGCGTCGCGATCGTGGAGAACGTCGCGGCGCTCGCTGGAAGGGGACTCGGCCGCGTTCTTGGGGACCTTTCCGAGGTGGGGTACGACGCGGTCTGGTGCTGCGTACCGGCTTCCCGAGTGGGCGCTCTACACGAGAGGGACCGCATGTGGATTGTGGCCTACCCTTCTGAGCGGGGACGAGTGGGGCCGGGAGGGGACGGCCCACAACAAGTGGGGCCGGATAATGGGGAACCTCCCGAACCTGTCGGTGGCGGAGCCGGTCCCCATGTCGGACCTGGTAGGGCGGCGGGAGGAGTGGATCTGGGGCTATCCTTCGTCCGCGCCCTCGGAAGAGCCCTCGATGCCGGAAAGGTGGCGGTCCCGGATGAACCCCTGCTGGGCGGAGCAGTACATGGGCTACCCCGCGGGGTGGACCGACGTCGGCGGGACGACCGGCTAAGGGTGCTGGGGAATACCGTGGTCCCGCAGGTCGTAACCGCTATCGGCCGGGCCGCGATCGAGTGCGGGATAGTTCCCGTCGCCTGACCGACGCATCTTAGTCTAGTCTATCCGGGAGGGTTCCACCGTGGAAGTTAGCAGGGCGAAGTTGATCGAGGTTGTGGGGCGGGTCCTGCCGGCCGTGGCGAAGAAAGAGACTTTTGAGCAGGCCGACAAGCTCGCCTTCGCGGGCGGTCGTGTCGTCGCCTACAACGACGCGATCTCGATCTCGGCGAGGCTGCCGGAACTCGGCGACATAGAGGGTGCGATCGACGGGAGGCGGTTCCACGCCCTCCTGTCCAAGCTGTCGGCGGAGACCGTGACGCTGGAGCGGGACGGGAACGCGAAGCTCGTCCTAAGGGGTGGTCGGTCGAAGACGGCGTTCGACGTCCTTCCGGTCGCGCTTCCGATCGACCAGATCGACGGGACCGGCGACGACGTGCCTCTCCCCTCCGGCTTCCTAGCGGCGCTCGGCATGTCCGCGAGCTGTTGCGCTAAGACGATGAACAAGCCGGCGGTGACGTGCGTCAGGTTCGGGGAGGACGGACTGGAGGGGGCGGACGGCTTCCGGGCCGTGCGCTTCCACTTCCCCGACGCGGGGCTTCCTACCGCCCTCCTGCCTGCGACCGCGGCGGAGGAGGTCGTGGGCTTCCCGGTCGAGAGCGTCGCCGTGTCGGACGGCGGCGAGTGGATGCGCTTTGTCTCACACGGCGGAGACACGACGATCTATGCACGGCTGCTGTCGGGAGCTTATCCGGCTCTAGCAAAGTTCTATGTCGTCGACGGTGATCCGATCGCGCTTCCGGCTACCCTGTCCGAAGTCCTCGACCGGGCCGGGATCTTCGCGAAGCGCGATGTTCGTATCGACGAAGAGGTCGAAATCGAACTGCGCCCGAATCAGATCGTTGTCGGTGCGAAATGTGATGGAGCGGATTTTTCCGAGATCGTCCGCTGGGAGGGGAAGGCTTCGGCAGCCTTCGCGATTACGCCGCGGCTGTTCGTAGAGGCGCTCGCCTCTGGAACATCCTGCGTCATCGGGAAGGGCAGCATCAAATTTGTCGGACCCTCGTGGGAGCATGTTGTCGCCCTGCGCTGACCGATGCCTGCGCGTCTCCTATTCGACATCGGCCCGTCGACCGGCGACAACACGTCGGTAGCGTCGGCGCGTACGTTGTCTTGCATCTCGTGCGGATTGTTCAAGGATGTCGTCTCCCCGAAGATGCCCCCGCACGGGGAGTTCCGTCGGAAGATCATGACGATAGGGGAGGCGCCGGGAGCGGTAGAGGACAAGCGTGGGAAGCCGTGGCAGGGGCCTACAGGGAGGCTCCTGCGCGATGCTCTGTACGACGTGGACGTGAACTTGGACCTGGATTGCATAAGTCTCAACAGCGTAGCGTGTCGTCCACCAGAGAATCGCGAGCCGGCGCCTCACGAGCGCGCCTGCTGCCAGGCGAAGTTCGTAGAGCCCTCTATCAGGGACTACAGGCCGAGGGTGATAATCCTGCTCGGCGGCGTCGCGACGGCGTCGGTGCTCGGGCAGATATCGCCGCTGACGGATTCTATCTCGAAGTGGCGCGGCTGGCGGATACCGGTTCCGGACTGGGGGTGCCACGTCTGCCCGACCTACCACCCGAGCTTCGTCGCCCGCGAGGAGCGGAACCCGGAGGTCGGTGTCATATGGCGCCGCGACCTTGCGGAGGCGGTGAAGCTGCTCGACGCCCCGCTTCCCCGGCCGGACGACCTGCGCAGGAGGGTGCGGATCCTGCGGGGGGACGATGCGATCGTGGCGACCCTCGCCGCGGCCCGGCGCGCGCGGTTCTTCTCGTTCGACTACGAGACGACGGGGCTCGTTCCGGAGGTCCAGGAGCTGATCTCCGCGTCGTTCGCGACGTCGGGCGAGGAGGCGTTCGCGTTCCCATGGACGGGATCGGAGGCGGTCCGCCGCGCCTGGATAGACGTCCTAGAGGACGGCGCGGTCGGCAAGATCGCGCACAACATCAAGTTCGAGGCCGCGTGGAGCGCCGTGCATCTGGGCGTCGAGGGCATCGCCTGGGCCTTCGACACAATGCTCGCCGCGCACGTCCTCGACAACCGGCAGGGCGTGTGCGGGCTCGACGTGCAGGCGTTCCTGAACTTCGGCGTCCCCGACTGGTCGACCGAGATAAATCCGTACATGCGGTCGACGGACGGCTACCACGCCCCGAACAGGCTCCGCGAGTTCGTGGAGCGGTTCGGCGAGGACGCGCTCCTCGTCTACAACGGGATCGACAGCCTCGTCGGGTACAGGCTCGCGATGCGGCAGATGGAGCAGCTAGGAATATGAGCAACGCAGCGGTCGACCAGGCCCGGGCGAGGAAGGTCGCTAGAGCCCTGCGCCTAAACATCCTATCGCTTGGGGCGGGTGTGCAGTCTACGACGATGGCGCTGATGGCTGCCGCAGGGTTGATCTTGCCGATGCCAGACTGTGCGATCTTCGCCGATACGCAGGCGGAGCCGGCGCACGTCTACCGGCACCTAGAGTGGTTGCGGACCGTCCTTCCCTTCCCAGTCTACGACGTTACGGCCGGGAACCTGGAGGGTCTCGTCGCCTCCGAGCGGCCTATAGGGAAGTTCCTGAGGGTTGATATTCCCGCGTTCGTAAGGAACGACGACGGGCGCGTGGCGATAATTAACCGGTCCTGTACGCGTGACTTTAAGATCGTCCCTATCCGACGCCGGGTGCGCGAGCTGCTAGGTATAGTCGGGAAGCGGTCCCCGACGTCTCCGATCTGCTCACAATGGATTGGCATATCCGCAGATGAGGCGCAGCGGATGAAGCCGTCTCGCGAGGCGTGGTGGGAGAGTCGATGGCCATTGATTGCGCTAGGGATGTCTCGTGGGGATTGTTTGAGGTGGATAAAGGAGAACGCTTATCCGCGTCCGCAGAAGTCGGCATGTGTTTTCTGTCCCTTCCACAGCGACGCCGAGTGGGCATCGCTCGCGCCGGAGGAGTTCGCTAGGGCCGTCGCGGTTGATCGACGCCTCCGCGACCGTCCACCGGGGGAGTACCGTACGAAGGGACAGTTATATCTCCACAGGTCGTGCGTCCCGCTAGAGGTCGTCGACCTCTCGCCGGGCGTCGAGGACGACCGTCCCTCGCTATTCGGGAACGAGTGCGAGGGCATGTGCGGTGTCTAACGAGAGGTGGGCCTACTACAATGACAACGACCCGTTCGTCTGCGAGTGGGCGCGGAATCTTGTTCGAGCTGGACTCGTCCCCGACGGAGAGGTCGATTGCTGCTCGATCAAGGAAGTTAGACCGGAGGACGTCCGGGGATTCCGGCAGTGCCACTTCTTCGCCGGCATTCTCGGCTGGTCCCTCGCCCTCCGCCTCGCCCGGTGGCCAGACGGTGAGCCCGTCTGGACCGCCTCCTGTCCCTGTCAGCCGCTTTCGGGCGCTGGCAAGCGGCGCGGACATGCCGACGAGAGACACCTTTGGCCCGCTCTCTTTCGGCTCGTCGCCGAGTGCCATCCTGCAACGGTCTTTGGAGAGCAGGTTGCGAGCGCGGATGGACGCGAGTGGCTCGCCGGAGTACGCGCTGACCTGGAGGCGGTGGACTATGCCTGCGGGGCCGCAGATCTGTGCGCTGCGGGCGTCGGCGCGCCGCACATTCGGCAGCGCCTCTATTGGGTGGCCTACCCCGACGCAGCAGGCGTCGGACGACCTGGAGAAGTTCAAGGCGCGGAAGGAGCGGTCCCGCGCCCGCAATCCGGAGAAGGGGATGGGGAACGGCTCCCTGGCGGTCGCCGTGCAGAGGGTCGTCCGGGGCTGGCCGACGCCCATGGCGACGGATTCGAAGAGGGAGAGGCGAGCGCCAAACGCTCATCCGGGGATGTGCCTGGGGGAAGCCGTACGCCTTGGGAAGATGCCGGGTGGGTCGAATGCGCCGACGGAAGGCGCCGCGTTAAATCCGGAATTTTCCCTATGGCTGATGGGGTACCCGGCCGCGTGGCTCGACTGCGTGCCATCGGTAACGCCATCGTCCCGCAGGTCGGAGCCGAGTTCGTGACGGCCTACATGGAGGCGCGCGGTGTCTGACCTGGGATCGAACTCGCGCCTGAGCCGGGTCGACGCCTACCGGCTGTTTCAGGCGGGCTCCGAGGCGCTCGCCGCGATCGAGCGCGCGGGGATGCGGGTCGATGTCGAGTACGTCCGGGAGAAGCTTGAGTGGCTCGACGGCAAGATCGAGCAGAGCCGGCGCCGCCTAGAGAGGAAGGAACTCGGGACGGTCTGGCAGAGGCGGTTCGAGGGCAAGACGAACTGGAACAGCCCGCATCAGCTCCGGGCCGTGCTCTACGACGATTTGAAGGTCAAGCCGTTCAAGATGACGGAGAGCGACGAGGAGGGGACGGACGAGGAGTCCCTCCGCCAGGTCGAGGTAGACGGCGTCGTCGACCTGCTGCGGCTGCGGCGTCTGAATAAGGTAAAGAACGTCCTGATCGGCTTCGACCGCTATCAGGTCGATGGCTTCCTCCACCCGTCCTTCTCGCTGCATACAGTCCAGACGTATCGGAGCTGCGTCGCGAAAGGGTCGAAGGTTTTAGTTGCTCGGGACTTCCTCACGCATCCCGATGGGGTGCCGATCGAGGACGTCCGGGTCGGTGACTACGTCTACTGCTTCGACGACGCCCTGCGGCCGGCGCTAAAGAAGGTTCTGTGGACCGGCAAGACCGGGCACCGCAAGGTCGTTAGACTTCACTGGTCGGAGAGGGGAAATCACGGAAGCGGGCATCTAGATGTTACGCCGGAGCACTTAATTCGCCTAGTTGACGGGACGTACGAGGAGGCGCAGAGGATGCTCGGCAAGCGCGGTGTCCCGTTTGTGTCGCCCGGCCCAGTCCGCAATCCCTACGGGCGCGGGGGTATCCCTGGAAATCACATGATAACTCGCGTCGAATGGTTGGACGAGGCGGTCGACGTCTACGACATCGAGGTCGAGGACTGCCACAATTTTATCGCTAACGAGATCTGCGTCCACAATTCTTCGTCCGACCCGAACATGCAGAACGTGCCCTCGCGGGACCCGGAGTCTATGTTTCTGTGCCGGCGGGCGATCGTTCCGCGTCTGGGGCACGCGATCATGGAGATCGACTTCAAGGGGATCGAGGTCTCCGTCGCCTGCTGCTACCACAAGGACCCGCGGATGCGGGAGTACCTGCTCAATCCGAAGTCGAACATGCACGGCGACATGGCCCGGCAGATCTTCTGGCTGCCGGAGAGCTACCAGCCGCAGAAGGGCGACAACTTCAGCGAGATCCTCCGGCAGAGCGCGAAGAACGGCTTCGTCTTCCCGCAGTTCTACGGCGACTGGTACGAGAGCTGCGCGTTTAACATCGCCTTCACGTGGTGCAAGATGCCACGCTCGGGCCGGTGGAAGGCGACGGACGGCCTGAACTTCCGGGGGGAGCCGATCGGACGTATAATGCTAGAGAACGGCATGTCGTCCCTCGAAGACTTCGCGCAACACATGAAGAGGATCGAGGACGACTTCTGGAACAACCGGTTCAAGGTCTACAATCGGTGGCGGAAGAAGTGGCACGAGGAGTACCAGAGGAACGGCCGGTTCGAGATGAAGACGGGCTTCGTCTGCTCCGGCTACATGCAGCGGAACCAGGTAATCAACTACCCTGTCCAGGGCGCCGCGTTCCACTGCCTTCTGAAGGTGCTCGTCGAGCTTGAGCGCCGCATCCGCGGGTGGAAGAGCAAGATCATCGGGGAGATCCACGACAGCACGCTGATCGACTACCACCCCGACGAGTTCGAGGACCTGGTGAAGTTGTGCCACTACCTGTGCAGCGAGTGGCTGCTGGAGCAGTGGAGTTGGATCGACGTGCCGATGAACATCGAGATCAAGACGACGAAGGTGGACGGCGACTGGTCGGACACGGAGGAGGTAAAGTGGCCGCTGGCAGCGTAGACGACTACCGGACCTTCCTTTACCGGAAGGAGCACGTCGCGGACGGCGACGGGTTCGCACCTACGTTCATCCCAGCCGAGGCGTTCGACTTCCAGGGCTCCCTTATCGAGTGGGCGCAGCGGCGGGCGCGGGGTGCGATCCTCGCTGAGTGCGGCCTCGGGAAGTCGCTCATGCAGCTAGCGTGGGCGCAGAACGTCGTCGAGCACACGGGCGGCAGGGTGCTCGTCCTGACGCCGTTGGCGGTCTCTGCGCAGACCGTGCGCGAGGGCGAGAAGTTCGGGATCGGGTGCGTTCGGTCCCGCGACGGGCGAAACCTTCCGAAGTCGGGCATCGTCGTGGCGAACTACGAGATGCTGGACAAGTTCGAGGCCACCGATTTCGTCGGCGTCGTCTGTGACGAGAGTTCGTGCCTGAAGTCGTTCGACGGCGTGCGGAGCGTCGAGGTTACACGCTTCCTGTCGAAGATGCGCTATCGGCTGCTCTGCACCGCGACGAGCGCGCCGAACGACTACGTCGAGCTGGGGACGCACAGTGAGGCGCTCGGCGAACTCGGCTATGTAGACGTCCTCGGCCGGTTCTTCGCCGCCGACGACGGCAGGGGATCGGCCGCCCGCCGCGGCTGGGGAGAGAACGTTAAGTTTCGACTAAAGGGGCACGCTGAGGAGCCGTTCTGGCGATGGGTGAGTTCCTGGGCGCGAGCTGTGCGCAAACCCTCCGACCTGGGCTTCGACGACGGCCCCTTTCTCCTCCCGGGGCTCGAAGAGCACACGCACATTGTGGATGCACGCAGGACGCTCCCCGGGCGTCTATTCGATCCCCTGGCAGACGGCTTGTCTGCGCAGCGCGAGGTGGGTAGGAGGACGCTGCGGGAGCGCTGCGAGAAGCTCGCCGAGCTGTCGGCCGCACACCCGATGTCCCTCGTGTGGTGCAATCTTAACGCCGAGGGAGATCTCCTAACGGAGCTGATCCCCGACGCGGTGCAGGTGAGCGGGGCCGATCCGGACGAGCGGAAGGAGGAAGTCTTCCTGGCCTTCTCCGAGGGGCAGGTCAAGCGTCTCGTTTCGAAGCCCAAGATCGGCGCCTGGGGAATGAACTTCCAGCGGTGCGCGCACGTGGGCTTCATGGTCTCCCACTCATTCGAGCAATACTACCAGGGCGTTCGCCGCTGCTGGCGGTTCGGGCAGAGGAGTCCGGTCACGGTAGACGTCGTCGGCGCGGACGGACTAGACGGCGTGGTCGCGAACCTCCGGCGCAAGGGGCGTCAGGCGGACGAGATGTTCGAGCGCCTCATTGAGCGCATGTACCGGTCGAAGGACGTTCGCGAGCGCGAGGTACTCAAGACGATGGAGGCGGTGTCGTGGCTCAGGTGAAGGATCAGGTTTTGAAGGACAGCTACGCGCTCTACTGCGGGGACTGCGTCGAGGGAATGAAGGGACTACCCGACGCGTCGGTCCACCTGTCGGTCTACTCTCCGCCCTTTGCCGGGCTCTACCAGTACAGCTCGTCGCCGAGCGACCTGTCGAACTGCCTGAACTACGACGAGTTCATGCAGCACTACGGGTTCGTGGTGCGGGAGAAGCATAGGGTAACGATGCCCGGCCGGATGAGCCTCGTGCACTGCGCGGACGTCCCGACTGGCAACACCGGCTGCGACGCGCTAACGGACTTCCCGGGGGACGTCATCCGGCTGCACCGCGACCTCGGGTGGGCGTACGTCGGTCGCTACCACGTGTGGAAGGAGCCTCTCGGCGTCCGCAATAGGACGATGCAGAAGGGGCTAATGCACCAGACGATCGTCGAGGACGCGTCCCGGTGCTCGATGGCCTCCGCCGACTACCTGCTGATATTTCGTCGCTCCGGCGACAACCCGGTACCCGTCCAGCACCCGAACGGCCTGCTCGAATACGCGGGAGAGCGCGAGATCCCCCACCACCTCCGGCGCTTCCGCGGCTTCTCCGGCGACCAGAAGCAGAACCAATACTCGCACTGGATCTGGCGACAGTACGCCGATGCGTTCTGGGACGACGTGCGCCTCGACCGGGTGCTCCCCTTCAAGGTGGCGCGGGAGGAGGACGACGAGAAGCACGTACACCCGTTGCAGCTCGACGTGATCGATCGTGGTGTCGTCCTCTGGAGCAATCCTGGGGAGACGGTACTGACGCCGTTTCTTGGCGTCGGGTCCGAGGCGTACGGGGCGGTGATAAACGGGCGCCGCGCCGTAGGGTTCGAGCTAAAACGCAGCTACTTCCGGCAGGCCGTCCTAAATTTGAAGGAGGCCGAGAAGATCGCCAGGGACGGTCCTCGCGCCCGGTCGAACAAGCTCTTTTCCGACGAAGAGGTCGAGTAATGTCGCTGTACCAGAAGTACCGCCCCGCCTCGTTCGCCGATGTGGCGGGGGCGAAGAACGCGGACACGATCAAGACCCTAAAGGCGACCCTGGACGTCGCCGACCCTCCCCACGCCTACCTTCTGGCGGGTCCGAGCGGATGTCTTAGAGGAGATACTCCGATCTTTGATCCGGTTGAGGGGATGGTTAGGTCCGTCGCCGAAAGGTATAGGATCGGGCTCCCTTTTTATGTGTGGTCGTGGATGGGGGACGGTCGATTTGTGGCAGCTCAAGCGCTGCCACCGGTCCGGTATCCTTCAACCCGTCTGTATCGTGTAAAAACTGCTCGATCAGTCGTCTGCGTCTCCGTCGAACACCGGTTCCTTTCGGAGGACGGGGAATATCTTTCATTGAAGGAACTTGCCGGTTTAGGATTCGGGAACGTCCCTCTTTTGTCCATTGAGGCGTCTGATTTAGGAGTTCTACTCCAAGGTGAGTCCCGTTATTCTGAAATAGAAGTAGGTTCTCCGGTCGATTGTCAGACTTATCTTTATTCTTGTGATACACCACCTCCGTTGGAAGGCGCGGGCGGCCAATCTTCACGGTCGGTCTCCGTATCGTCCGCAACCGATCGGATTATAGAGATAGAAGACATCGGGAGCGCGCCGTATTTCGATTTTCATGTGCCTGTATGGAATAATTACTGGGCTGCGGGTTTGGTACATCACAATTGTGGCAAGACGACGATCGGTCGCCTCATAGCTGCGGAGCTAGGCGTCGCCGAGATAGATTACAACGAGATCGACAGCGCGGACTTCCGCGGCATCGACTCGATCCGCGACATCCGCCGGAACTCCGGCTACAAGGGGACGGGTGGCGGCCGGCGCCTGTGGCTGATCGACGAGTGTTTTGCCTCGGGGACTCTAGTGAGTATGCCGCAGGGAGATCGCCCAATCGAGCATGTAGTTCCCGGCGATGTAGTCTACAGTCTCGTAGGTCCCTCGAAAGTTCTGAATACTTTTAGGAACGTAGTACTTCTTCATCGTATCGTTCGTTTGGGTCTATCGACTGGGCAAACGCTCTACACGACGTTGGAACACTTGTTTATGACTTCGGACGGTAGGTGGATAGAGGCAGGCACATTGTCGGTCGGCGATTTGCTTCTGCCTGTCGGTCGGTGTATCGTAGGTTCCGAAGATTATGCGGAGATGTATAGTGGGCGAGATTATCTGTCCGACGTGCGAGAACGGCTTCGTCCCGAAGAAGAAGAGGCAGCGGTTCTGTTCGGCACTATGTGCGCTAACTTCGTCCCGGAAGATGAAACCGCCGAAGGACTATCCGACGCGTCCGTGCCCGGTGTGCGGGAGCGAGATGAACTACCTCGCCGGTTCCAGGAAATTCGGTCGCGAGACGTGTGGCAAGGTGTGTGGGAATATCCTAGCGGGGCGCAAACGGACGGGGCTCGTTCGATCCGAGGATACCCGCAGGAAGCTGTCCGAGGCCCATACGAAGGTCCTAGATTCGAGTACGGAGCGCGGTCGTCGTTTGCGCAAAGCATCGTCGGATCGGATGAAGACGAACAATCCGTTCACGCGGCCCGAGGTCGTAGCGAGGGCGTTAGTGACGAAGCGGATAAATGGGACGATAGACGCTTTCCGGTCGGGGAACAGGGGTGGCAATGGGAAGCTTACTGCGCCGCAGATACTTCTGGCGACCACGTTGGGATGGAGGACGGAGGTTGCGATACCGACCGGACACGCTCCGGGGGACGCCGGGTTCCCGTCCAACTACAAGGTCGATATTGCGAACTCGGAATTGAGGATAGCGATCGAAGTCGACGGGGTTTCTCACAATTCGAAGCGCATAAGGACGCTAGACGAGAAGAAGGTACCGAAGCTTGCGTCGTTAGGGTGGAGAGTATTGAGGTTTACGAACCAGGCTGTAATGACGGATCTTTCCTCGGTATTATTAGAGATCAAGAGCGTCGTCGCGGATACGTGATCTTCCACGACCTAGAAGTCGAGGACGATCCGTCCTACTTCGTGGGCGGTGTAGCCGTTCACAATTGTCACAAGCTCACGAAGGACGCGCAGGAGGCGTTCCTGAAGGGCCTGGAGGACCCTCCGGCACACGCCTACTACGTTTTGTGCACGACGGAGCCGGAGAAGCTCCTGCCGACGCTTCGCGGGCGCTGTAGCGCGTTCCTCGTGCATCTCCTTACCGAACCGGAGATGCTCAAGCTGCTCGGTCGGATTGCGGCTAGGGAGGGTGCGCAGATCCCGCGGTCGTCGATCCAGAAGATCGTCGAGGTGTCCGGCGGACACTGCCGGGACGCAATTCAGATGCTCCAGCAGATGATCGCGGATCCCGACGCGACGCTCGCGTCGTTCCAGTCGTCCGAGGCGAAGACGATCGACCTGTGCCGCGCCCTGATCGGCGCGAAGGGGTGGAAGGAGGTCGCCTCGATCCTGGCGGAGCTTAAGGACGAGGACGTGGAGCGGACGCGCCGCGCCGTCCTGGGCTACTGCACGGTGATATTGCTCAAGGGGGCGAACGAGCGGGCGATGGTCGTGCTCGACCAGTTCGTCTCCAACTTCTACGACAGCGGCTTCCCTGGTCTCGTCCACGCCTCGTACTGCGTCGTCAACGGGGACAACGGTGGCGCGTAGCGTATAACGTCCTAGTGCGCGGAGGTGATCGTGACGTACGACGAAGAGATCGAGATCGATGAGCAGGCGCTCGACGTGGAGTGGCTGAACCAGCCAAAGCTGATGCTGAAGTACACCCGCGCGAGGGCCGAGGCCCAGCGCGAACTCGACATGGCGAAGGAGATACGGGACGTCACGCGGGCGCGCGTCGACAAGGCAATCCGCGAGGACCCCGAGAAGCACGGGGTCGTCGCCGGTCCCCGCGGCATAACCGAGGGCGGCATCACCGCGGCCATCGCCGATCACCCGGACTATATCAAGGCGAACCGTGCCTACGTTGACTCGTCGTACGAGTTCAACGTCGCTACCGGAGTCGTCGCCGCCTTCGATCAGCGGAAGACGGCGCTGGAGAACCTCGTGCGCCTGCACGGTCAGAGCTACTTCGCCGGCCCGAAGGTGCCCCACGACCTCGGGGAGATGCGCCGCCAGAAGGACGAGGAGGCGCAGAGGGGCGTCAAGATCCGGAGGCGGACCTGATGCCCGCGTGGGCCTGGATACTAGTGGGGCTGCCCGTCGCACCCTTCGTGATCTATTACGCCAGCAAGTGGGCGGAGGCGGGTCGGCTGTCGGCTCGCCGCTACTTCGGCAAGTCGAGCAAGGGAGAATAGCATCATGGCGAGAGACAGCCGTCGCGGGTCTTTCCGGGGCAAGGTGTCGCACAACAGCCAGCAGCAAAAGGCGCGGGGTGCGAGCTACGGGCACCTGATCCTGCCGAAGGGCATTCAGGTGTTCAAGGAGGAGCCGGGCTCGCGCGTGACGCTCGACATCCTGCCCTACGTGGTCACGGACGACCGCCACCCCGACCGCAACGACGAGTACGAGATCGCGGTCAAGGACAAGTTCTGGTACCGCCGCCCCTACAAGCTCCACCGGAACGTGGGCTCGGGCAACGCGTCGGTCATCTGTCCGACGAGCGTCGGCAAGAAGTGCCCGATCTGCGAGCATCGGAAGCACCTGCTGGACAAGGAGGGGGCGAACTGGAAGGACGAGGACGTCAAGGCGCTCTCGCCGCGCGACCGCAACCTCTACTACGTCCAGCCGAAGGACGAGAAGAAGCTGGAGGACAGGCCGTATATCTGGGACATCTCCCAGTTCTGCTTCCAGGATGTGCTGAACGACGAGCTGTCGGAGAACCCGGACTACGAGGAGTTTCCCGACCTGGAGAATGGCTACACGCTGAAGATCCGCTTCTCCGAGGAGAAGATGGGGAAGAACACGTACGCCAAGACGTCGCGCATCGACTTCGAGGACCGGAACTACAAGTACGACGAGCGCGACATCGAGGAGTTGACGTCCCTCGACGACGTGCTCGACTTCAAGACTTACGAGGAGATCAAGGCGCTCTTCTTCGAGGTCGGCGACGGGGCGGCGGACGACGCCGACGGTCGCACCGCTGCGGGTCGCCCGGGGAGCGGTGAGACGCGGTCGGACCGGGGTGGGGGAGACGAGCCCGACGACCGCGACGCACGTCGCACGCGCTCCGCAGGGCACGAGGGGCACACCTCCCGGGATCGCTCCGAGCCGGAGCGCGAGACTCGCTCCAGCCGCCGATCCGAGCCGCAGGAGGAGCCCGAGCGGGAGACCCGGTCGAGTCGGCGAGATCGGGACGAGAAGCCGGAGGAGGAGCGTGATCCCCGGTCGGCTCGCCGCACCGCGCGCGACGAGAAGCCTAAGGAGGCCGACAAGCCGAAGGAGGAGCCCCGCTCTGCCCGCGGGGCGGACAAGGAGCCCTCCGCCGCGAAGGCTCCCGCCGGGGAGTGCCCGCACGGTCACGCGTTCGGCAAGGACAACGACAAGTTCGGGACGGACTGCGACAACTGTCCGGTGTGGGCGCCGTGCCTGGAGGCTGGGGAGGCGGCGACGTGACGTTGAACAACAAGTCTGAGGAGGCGGGGTTTCCCGAGAGGCTGTGACGTTCACGAGGCGTTCCCATCCGGCCGGCTCTGGTCAGAAGATCTCCGATCAGGTCGACGAGTCCCTAGCGCGCCGCAAGGCTGCGAAGGCGCGCACCGCGGAGCCCCCGAGGGGCGGTCTGATCTCGACGGGGTCGACGCTGCTCGACCTCGCTATCTCCGGCGGCATCTACGAGCGCGGTGGCCTGCCGGGTGGCATCCTCGTCGAGATCTTCGGGCCGAGCGGTGCTGGAAAAACGGTGCTGCTCTGCGAGATTGCGGGGGGCGTGCAGCGAGCTGGAGGAGAGGTCAAGTTCAACGATCCGGAGGCGCGGCTCAACCGCCAGTTCGCGTCTCTGTTCGGCTTCGACGCCTCCAAGGCGGGGATCTCCATGCCGGACACCGTGACCGAGGTGTTCGGCGAGATTCGGGAGTGGAAGCCGAAGGACCCCGACAGAATCAACGGCGTCATGGCGGACTCCCTCGCCGCGCTCTCCACGGATATGGAGATGGACGGCGGCGATAAGATGGGGCAGCGGCGGGCGAAGGAGTTTTCCGAGCAACTCCGCGTAACCTGCCGGACGATCACGAAGCAGGGGTTCCTGGTCGTCTGCTCGAACCAGGTTCGGCACAACATGGAGCGGTCGACGAACCCGTACGCGGAGAAGTACAAGACGCCCGGCGGCGAGGCGACCGGTTTCTACGCCTCCCTGCGCCTCCAGTGCCGCAATCCCGAGAAGATCAAGCGGAAGCTGAAGATCGGCGGCAAGGAGGAATTCCGCGTCGTCGGCGTCGAGACGGACATCTACGTCTACAAGTCGTCGATCTGGGAGCCGTACCACACCGCTCCCGTAAAGATCATGTTCGACTACGGGATAGACGACGTCTCGGCGAACCTCGAATATTTGAAGCAGCGGATCGGCGCGACGACGTACAATATCGGTAACGATAAGTACGGTTCTTCTCTGGAATCGGCAGCGCACCGGGTCGAGGCGGCTGACGCCGAGCACCTGCTTCGGGACGAGGTGATCCGGGTCTGGCGCGAGGTCGAGGAGAGGTTCAAGGTCGAGCGTCAGCCGAAGAGGAGGGACTGATGGTTCGCGTGGTACGCGCGCGTCTCGGACGACGTGCTGAGAGAGAACGGCTACGATCCGAAGTGGATCGTGCAGGATAAGGCGGATCCGGAGGAACCGACCGAGAGCGGTCCCTACACCGTGGTCCGGGTATTCGACCTCCTCTGCGATTGCTGCGCGGGCTTCACATCCGGCTTTACGGTCGTCGATCTGTCGACGGGCGTCGGCTGCGGGATCGACTGGAAGGCGGCCGGCACATCTGGATCGGCAGCGGCGGCTGAGCATGCCAATACCCTCAATAGTGCGCACCTCGCGCGCGACCGCTACGTCACGGAGTGCCTGGCGCGGGACAATCGGAGGGAAGGATGAAGGTCGCGAAGGTAGAGATGTCGATCTCCCGGACGGTCAACCTCGGCAACTTCGGGTCCGAGAGGATCGAGGTGTCCGCGACCGTCGAGGCGGAGTCTGGCGCGGGCACGCCGAAGGCCATGCGCGCCCGTCTGCTCGACGAGGTCGACGCTCTGATGGTAGAAGGCCGTCAGGAGTTCATGTCGCGGACGAAGGCTCGTGGCTGATGACGATCCCGAGCGCTTTTGGCGCTATTATTTGTTGTAGGCATTGAAAGCACGTCATATGAAGCCTGGAGGAGGAAAAAGTAAAGGTTCCCAGTTTGAAAGGGATACCTGCAAGCGTTTGTCGCTGTGGCTCTCCTCCGGCGCCCGCGACGATCTCCTGTGGAGAAGCGCGATGTCTGGTGGACGCGCGACGATCCAGATGAACTCGGGAAAGGTGAACCTGAGCCAGTCGGGGGACGTAACCGCGGTCGGGCAGGGCGCCTACGAGTTCTGCGAGAAGACCTTTATCGAGTGCAAGCACTACGCCGACCTGGGGATCGGGCGCTTCCTCGTGTGCGGGACTGGGCCCCTCGCCGGGTTCTGGGAGACCTGCTGCCGGGAGGCCGCGCGGTACGCGAAGCGTCCGCTGCTAATCGCGCGGCAGAACCTCTACCCGACGCTCGCGATTACCCTGGAGAGTGCCCCGATATTCTCCGCATCGCCGTTTATCTCGATCCGCGGCGACGCACTGTACGGTGTCGTCGTATATCTCTTCGACGATGTGTCGCGGTTCGAGCGTCTGAAGATGACGAGGCGAACATGAACGAAGTAGATCGGCGGCTAGAGGTTGCGGTAAGGCTGGGACTAGACCCAAAGGTAGTCTCGCCGTCATGGACCCATTTCGCATGGTTCCCCGTCCGGGCCTACGACTATGTTACTCAGGATTGGAGGGTGGCGTGGCTAGAGCGGGTTTATGTCTTTCGTCCGCTTGGGTTATTTAACGAGTATCGCGTTTACGCCGGTAGCCCTAGTGAGTACGCAGATAAGCACGGCGGAAGTATGGACGGATTTTGGGATCCGAAGCCCTCTGGCGCCGTGCCCCTTCCCGCTAATCACTTCTCGGCCTCCGATTGGACCGGGCTATGAGCGAGAGCTATCGGCAGGCGTCGCTGGGCGACCTAAAGGCGATGCAGGACTGGGCCGCCGCCCTGATGGCGTCGCGCGAGCCCGACCTCGTGATCGGAGATCGTCAGGTCCTCCGCTGGTTCGTGGTCCCGCGCAACCCGGTCCAGAACGTCTACCTGCACCTATTCCTGAAGTCGGACGATGGCCGCGCCCTCCACGACCATCCGGCCGACAACGTGTCGTGGCTTCTCCGCGGTGAGTACCTGGAGCACCTCCAGTCCGGCCCGGCGATCTTGCGTAGGGAGGGAGAGCGGATCGAGCGCGTCGCCGAGCAGCCGCACCGCGTCGAGATCGTGGGCGCTCCCGTCACGTCGCTGTTCATCTCTGGTGTTAAGCGACGCGACTGGGGCTTTCACTGTCCGCGAGGATGGGTCTCGTGGCAGGACTTTCCCGACGCTTCCGGCAGCGGGATCGGTAAGGGGTGCGAACCGTGACGATCCTTTGTGTTACGGACACTCATTTTGACGAGAACCCGGCGAACGAGTATCGCTGGGAGGTCTTTTCGCGGATCGTCGAGGCGGTGAAGACGCACGGTATCTCCCGTGTGATCCACCTTGGTGATTTCGTCGGCAAGAAGGACCGCTTCTCGTCCAAGTTCGTTAACCGGCTCGTGCGCAGCCTGTTGGACGTAGGCTGCCTGTGCCCGTTCGACGTCCTCCGCGGTAATCACGACACGCCGCTTACCGGTCCGGCGTTTTTCGAGTTCCTCAACAGCATGCCCGGATGGCTTCGGTACGTCGTGCATCCAATCCCCTGCGAGGACGGCTCGATCTTACTGCCCTTCGCCGACGACCCCGCCTCGGCGTGGGAGAAGATCGACTTCAAAGACTACCGGGCGGCCTTTATCCACCAGACTGTGACGGGGGCGAGGGGAGAGAACGGGACGGCGCTGGAGGGTCCGCGGTTCCCCGCCTTCCCGAGGAAGATGAAGATCTACAGCGGGGACGTCCACGTCCCCCAGAAGCAGGGCCAGGTTACCTACGTTGGCTGCCCGCACCCGATCAAGTTCGGTGACGATTTCCCGTGCCGGATGCTGCTGCTCGACGGGGATACGTTCGACGTAGTCCGCGAGATCCCGATCGAGACGGTCCGCAAGCGCGTGGTCGAGGTCGACTCCGTCGACGACCTGCGTGACCTGAAGGTGAACCCCGGCGATACGGTCCGCGTGCGGATGTCGCTCGGGACTGGGGACGTCGCGCGGTGGGGCGGGATCGAGCGCGAGATCGCGGAGTGGGCGCAGGCGGTCGGTGTCGACTGCGTGGCCGAGGCCTCCGTCGCGTCGCCCTCCGCGTCCGGCTCTCCCGAGCCCGAGCTGTCGCCCGAGGTGATCCTCGCCGAGTATGCGAGGACGGAGGAGATCGACGACGCGATGTCCGCGACCGGCCTCGAACTCCTGAGGGAGGCGATCGGATGAGCAGTGCGGCAGTGGCGTCGTACGACATCGGACAGGGGCGCGTCCGGGAGGGTGAGGACGCCTACTACCGGGGAATCGTGAAGGTCCGCGTCCTGACGGTGTACTCCGACGGAGACGTCGACATAGCGTTTCTCGACGGGACGCCCTCGACCGTGAAGTGGAGGGCCGTCGCCGGACGCGCCGACGAGACGGTCGAGAAGTTGTTCGAGTTCCTTACTCAGAAGTACGCTCAGCGGGCGGACGCGCGGCAGAAGGCTATGGGCAATCAGTACACGGAGGCCGAGACCCACGACTTAGCCTACGAACTCTCCGCCTGGTTCGGCAGGTACGTGGCGGGGGACGTCGGTTCGTGAAGACCGTCTCCCTCGACTACGTTATCCTCACTCGATTCCGGTCGTTTCGGAAGAAGGTGAGGATCGACCTGTCTGGCGCTCCCGGCCTCGTCCTCTTCGCCGGTGACAATCGGGTGGAACCGCGCTTGGGTGCGAACGGCGCAGGGAAATCGAGTGTATGGGACGGGATCGAGTGGTGCTTCCACGGGCAGTCCGTCCGCGGCCTTAAGGTGGGCGATCTGGTCTCCCACGGTGAGAAGTCGACGGAGGTCGAGGTCGGGTTGCGGGTCGACGGAGAACCCCGCGTCGTCTTCCGCAAGGGACCGCCGGGGCACGTCTTCCTGGACGGCAGGACGGCGGAGCACCGCGTCGAGCAGGAGGTGATCGACGCGCTGCTCGGATTGAACCGCGCCCGGTTCCTGTCCTCCGTGATTTTCGGTCAGGCCGTCCCCCTCTTCGTGGACCGCTCGATCCCCGAGCGCGGCGAGCTGCTCGACGACGTGCTGGGTCTGGGCGTGTGGCTGCGTGCGTCTGAGGTCGCCGGGAAGAAGCTCGCGTCCGCGACCTCCGAGCTTAATTCTTTGAAGGTCGACATCGGCCGGACGGAGGGGGCCTTCGGCGCGCTGGAGTCCGCGGACGACCTCCTGGCGCGGGTCCAGGACTGGGACGACGTCCGCGCGGAGCGGCGCAAGGTCGCCAAGGCCGAGATCGAGGAGGCTGAGGGGGTCGCCGCCGTCCTGTCGATCGAGCGCGATCGCTTGGCGGTGCGGGGTGCGCCGGACGATACCGAGGCGCGGGAACTTGTCCGGCAGGCGCAGAGGCGCGAGGCTACCGCCCGCGCGGAAATCGCCGTCGCCGCCGCGGAGGAGCGCCGGCTGCGGGCGGACCTCGCGGAGTTCGACGAGAGCGACGTGTGTCCTACGTGCGGTCAGTCCATAGCGACGGCGGATCCCGCGGCTAGGGAGAGGCTCCGTGCGGACGTCGAGAGGTCCCTGTCCGAGACGGTGGGCGGCCTGGAGACCCTCCGGGACCGTCTCGCGAAGATCGAGGGAGTGGTCGAGCGACGCCGCGCCGCATGGGAGAAGGTCCGCGACGAGCGCGTCGAGCACGAGGTCACCGCGGGGAAGCTCGACGCGAAGGTAGAAGCGGCCGAGCGCGACGTCCGATCCGCACACGCCCTCTACGCCCGGGTCGAGGCGGAGGCGAATCCCTACGCCGAGCGTCGGGAGGCGGTGCGTGTCCAGCGGCGGTCGCTGCGCGAGAAGCTCCGCGATCAGAGGAAGGCCGAGGAGGACCTCGCGTCGAGGATCGCGCGCCTAGACTACTGGCGGCAGGGGTTTAAGCGGGTCCGGCTGTTCTGCATGGGCCGCGCCATGGACCAGCTCGGGCTCGACACGATGAACGCGGCGCACTCGCTGGGGCTCGTCGGCTGGAAGATCGCGTTTGTAACCGAGACGGAGACGAAGAGCGGGACGACGAAGACGGGCGTCCAGATATCCGTCGCGTCACCCGCGGGCGAGGCGCGGTTTGATGCCTGGTCGGGTGGGGAGGGACAGCGCATCCGCCTGTGCATCTCCTTTGGGCTGGCCTCGCTTATCCAGAGGTGGAGCGGCGTCCGCTACGACTTCGAGGTCCTGGACGAGCCGACCGCGTGGTTGAGTGAGGCGGGGATCGAGGACCTCCTCGAACTGCTCAAGGAGCGGGCGGACATGCACGGGCGTAGGATCTTCCTCGCCGACCACCGGGGTCTCCAGCACGCTGGTATCGATCGGGTGATAACGATCGCGAAGGGTCCGGACGGGAGCTTCGTCGCGTGACGTCGATTTCTGACCGGGAAATTTCGGTGCCTGGAGGGGTCCGCGCCTCGGCGGGTAGGGTAGCCTACCCCGGCGGATCCCGTCGCGCGCTGTACGTGCTAGGACGGGGCTGCTAAGGAGGATAGGATGGACGAGTTGCCTGTTACGACGTTCCGGCCGGTGTCGGCTGGCATCGAGCCGCTAATCGGGAGGGAGTTCCCGATCCTCGATCACGGCGCGCTCGCGGTCGTCGACTACATGGGGAACGACGAGGCGATCGTCCGCTCGGCCCGCGTCTCCTACTAGCGCGGCACTAGGGCCGTTAGCGACGACGCGTCGCTTATCCATTACCTCATGCGGCACCGGCATACGACACCGTTCGAGTCGTGCGAGATCCAGCTCTACGTGAAGATGCCGATCTTTGTCGCCCGGCAGTGGATCCGCCACCGCACGGCGAACGTGAACGAGCCGTCGGCGCGCTACTCGATCCTCGACAAGGAGTTCTACATCCCCGAGCCGGAGAACATCGGCGTCCAGTCGAAGGACAACAAGCAGGGTCGGGCCGAGGCGCTCACGGCGGACCAGGCAGCACACGTCCAGAATCTTCTAATCGAGGATGCCGAGCGCGCATATCCGCACTATCAGTTGCTTCTTGGCTAGCGCGGCGTCGGCGTGTTTGGGGAAGATCTAGAGATAGACGTGTTATCTCGTGATAGTATAAACGGCAGTTATCCTGACGAGCGCGGGGTACCAGCACGTCGTCGACGCCGTGATCGAGGCGTTCCTGTGCCGGCACGTGGTCCGGTTCTACCGGGTGCCCGACGCGTCGGTCGAGCTGCGGGCGGACTTCGTGCTCGGCACGATCGAGGGTAGCCTCCGATCCTGGAGGATGGACCAGCTGCGGCGGCGGTGAATTTCGTTTCGAGATCTATTCGGTAGGGGATCTGATATGAACAAGGCGCAGGATTGGGTGTGGCGCACGAAGTACCGGTACGCTCCGGTAGGCGGCGAGCCCGAGGCGACGATCGAGGATACCTGGTGGCGCGTCGCGCGGGCGGTTGCTGAGGGGGCGTGTCCCGTCGCTACTCCGGCGCATCGCAATCTGTCCATGATGTATATGGACGCCCTGCGCGACTTCAAGTTCCTGCCCGCCGGACGTATCCTTGCCGGCGCCGGAACCGGGCGACGGGTTACGATGATGAACTGCTATGGAATGGGTACGATCCCGGATAGTCTCGACGGGATCTTCTCGCACCTGAAGGAGGCGGCCCTAACGCTCCAGCAGGGTGGCGGGATCGGCTACGACTTCTCGACGATCCGTCCGAAGGGTGAACTGGTAAGAAGTGTCGATTCTGACGCGTCCGGTCCGCTGCCGTTTATGGATACGTGGGATGCTATGTGTCGCACGATTATGAGTGCGGGGTGCCTAGACGGTGACACCGTTCTTACGACCGACCACGGGTTTTTTTCTATCTGCAGGATTGTCGAGGAGCGTTTGCCGGTAAGGGTGAAGACGCATCTGGGGTGGCGGAAGATTACGAGTTATTTTGATAACGGAGTAGCCCGGTCAATCCGGGTTACGTTCGAGCACGGGCGCTCGATCGTCTGCACGCCTACGCATCGTTTTCACACTATAAATGAGGACGGGGCGGTTGTTAAGAAGTCTATCGGTGAGATGTCGGAAGGGGATACCTGTCTCTTTCCGACGCGCTTCTTTCCGGGAATGCAAGGGTCTTACGTAGCTAGTGACCTGTCCTACGTCCTAGGGCACTACTGGGCGAACGGACATACTCGGTACCGGACCTACGACGACGGACGTGTTGTCTTGCATCACGTGTCGATATCGTTTGCTAATTCGGCGTTCGGACAGGTTAGCATTCAGAAGTGTCAGTCAATATTAGATGACAATAAGTATCTATACAAGATTGTTCCTGGGGACGGCGACTGTACGATTATCTGCCTGTACAATCCGCACGCGGAGAACTTAGTCGCCCTCGCGGGGGCGAAGCCCCTATCTCACGAAATCCAATTCCCGGACGGGGTAGATCCGGTACCGTTCGTTGCCGGCTACTTTGACGGGGGCGGATCCTGGCAGTCGAACAAGAAGGGCGCGATCCTGGGCGGGGCGTCCGAGGGGATGATTAAGCGTGTCCAGGATATCCTGATGGATTTGGGGATACCGAGTCGGTATCGGTGCGAGAGCCGTCCTAACGGCTGGCGGGATATGCACAGCATATCTATTAGTGGGGCGGCGTGGCAGGGACGGTTCTTGTCCCTGTTCGGGCCGTGGTTATCCAAGATCCGCGAAAACGTTAATCGCAGGAGTCACTCCTTCGTGTATCCGCCGGAGGCATTAAAAAGTGTCGAATGGTCTAGCAAGTTGATTAGAAGGCGGATAATGCCGGGACAGAACATAGGTTATCATACTTTCCAAGATGTGTTTCCGGACGCCGAGTTGTTGAAGTTTGGTGGGATACGGATAAGGGAGATTGAGGAAGTCGGGGACCGGCACGTCTACGATATCGAGGTAGAGGATACGCATTCGTACGTAGCCGAAGGAATTAGCGTATCAAATTCCCGTCGCGGCGCGATGATGGCGTGCCTGCGGGCCGATCATCCCGATATCGAGGATTTTATCCGGGCGAAGCGCGAGCCCGGCAGGCTCACGAACTTCAACGTGTCGGTGCTCGTTCCTGACGCATTTATGCATGCTATCGAGGCCGGAGAGAGTTGGGATCTTGTCTGGGAGGGCGCGGTACGGAAGACGTTAAAGGCCCGCGAATTGTGGGATCTGATTATGCGATCAACTTACGAATACGCCGAACCTGGAGTAATTTTCGTCGATCGATTAAATGCGCTTAACAATATAAATTACTGTGAAACTCTGTCGCAAACTAACCCATGTGGCGAACAGCCCCTGCCTCCTTATGGCGCCTGCTGCCTAGGTTCGATCAACCTCGCAGCTCTAGTTCAGTCGCCTTTTACCGTGTCGGCTTGGATCGATACTGCTGATTTGCGAGCACTTGTCGGGACGGCGATCGACTTCCTAGATAACGTCGTCGAGACTTCCGGTTATCCGCTAGAGGCGCAGCGACAGGAGTCGACGAACAAGCGTCGCGTCGGGCTCGGTGTGACCGGACTCGCCGACGCGCTCGCTATGTGCGGTTATGTTTATGGATCGAAGGAGGCACTTGAGGCGACGGATACATGGCTAGAGGCGATTGCCGACGCCGCGTATGCTCGCAGTGCTGAGTTAGCGAGGGACCGCGGGGTATTCCCGCTCTACGCTCCGGACAAGTTCAATTTGCACATGCTGAAGAAACTGTCGGCGCGCACGCTATCGTTGGTAGCTGCGCACGGCCTCCGCAACTCGCACGTCCTGTCGATTGCGCCGACCGGCACGATTAGCATGTTTGCTGGCAACGTCTCGTCCGGCATTGAGCCGATCTTCTCGCTCGGCGCCGAGCGCAAATTTATAGAGCCGGACGGCAGCCGGTCGACGATGGAGGTCTACGACTGGGCGTGGGAGAAGCGGCATACGATCGGCAAGCGTTTGGACGAGGCGGAAGAGAAACGACTATTCGTGACCGCGCAGGACCTTCCGGTTGAGGCACATCTTGCGACGCTCGCGATTGCGCAGAAGTGGTGCGATTCGGCAGTGAGCAAAACGATAAACCTACCGGCGGAGACGAGTTTCGAGGATTTCAAGGCCGTCTACTCCGAAGCCTACGCCCGTGGCTGCAAGGGGTGCACGACGTACCGGCCGAGCGGCATCCGCGGGGCCGTGCTCACACCGATCGTCGAAGGGAAGAAGCCGGAATCCGAGGTCGGCAAGAGCACGCTCGTCCCGAACCCGAAGTTGTCGGTTCCGATGCCGGAAGGCGCAGCGCCGATCACCTACGGGGTTCCGCGGCGCCCGGACGAGTTGCCGGGGCTGACCTACAAGCTCAAGTGGCCGCGCCCGCTGCCCGGCGGGGACTCCGTCATGGAGACGATCTACCTGACAGTGAACGACGGGCCGGACGGGAAGCCGTTCGAGATCTTCATGACGAGCAGCAACGTCACGCACCACGCGTGGTGGTCGGCGCTCACGCGGCTGGCGAGCGCGAACCTAAGGCGGGGCGACTATACGCTGGTCGTCGAGGAGTTGCTCAACGTGTTCGACCCGGCCGGCGGCGCGATCGTCAAGACGGCGGGGTCGCCGAAGCCGATGTTCCACACCTCTCTGCCGGCGCTGGTGGGCGCGACCCTGCGGCACCACCTGGGGCGATCGGAGGGAGCGTCCGCCCCGCTTCCGGCCGGCGCGACGGTGGAGGCGGTCGGCGGTTCCGCGTGCCCGAAGTGCGAGGCGCCCGCGCTTGTGATCGAGGAGGGGTGCCGGGTCTGCAAGAGCTGCGGGTATTCCTCCTGCGGGTGAGTTGCTCGCACCTTGCGGTCCTCCCCGTTTGCGATAGAATGGGGGCTTGTCTAAGGCCGATTTAGCTCAGCGGTAGAGCGGTCCCTTTGTAAGGGACGGGTCGCGGGTTCGAATCCTCGCATTCGGCTCCAGTTCGTCGCGGACCGTCGTCAGTCCTTAGGGTGGCGGTCTGCGGCAGCTATTCGGCGCGTCCGGGAGGATCTCGATGGGGTGGTCGTGCGTTCACACGTACGTGGGGCAAGAGGAGCGCGTCGTCGACAGCCTCGGGATGCGGTGGCCGAGGATGAACGGGGTGGAGAAGTTCGAGGCATTCTGCCCGACGTACCGGGCGCCCCTGCCCGGGAGGCCGCCCCCCGAGTTCAGGGAGATCCCCTTGTTCCCCGGCTACGTGTTCGTCAATCTTGGCGAGGGGCAACCATGGGACTCGATAAACAGCACGCCCGGCGTTATCCGTCTCCTGACCGATCGTAACCAACTCTCGCCGAAGCCACTGCCCGTGTCCGAGGCCACGATGCTCGACCTTCGCCAGCGTCTTGTGGATACGCCTGTCCTGCGGCCCGGCGCGCGGGTCCGGATCACGAACGCCAGGAATTGCTTCGTCGAGTTCGAGGGGATCGTGGACTCCCTGACGAAGGACCAGCGCGTGATGGTGCGCCTGAGCTTCCTGAACCGGGACCAGGTCGTCCGGTTCGACTACGGGGACCTGACGGAGGTCTGACCGGTGGGATACGGCTTCAAGCGGCGGACGCCGGACCCGGGCAAGAGCCCGCGCGACGACGGCATGGTTCGCATCGGGGACGACTGGCTCGACCCCCAGCAGGCGATCTTCGTCGCCGAGTTCTCCACGAGGTTCAATGGGGCCGCCGCGGCCAAGGAGGCCGGCTACGCCACGGGGTCGGCGGCGGTCGTCGCGCACCGGCTCCTCCAGGATCCGAAGGTCCTGCGCGCGGTGCTGTTCGTCCTCCGCCAGCGGCAGGAGCGCATAGGTTCCGAGGGCGCCCAGCAGGGGGTCTACTGGAGCGGGATGGCCGCGGTCGACCTGACCGCCGATCACCTCGATACGTTGAAGGTCGGCGCCTGCCGGCACTGTCACGGGATCGATCACGAGCACCACTACGACGACGTGGAGTTCCGCCACGCCCTGCGCGACCATCTCGCGAAGATGATGAAGATGAAGGAGAAGGACCGCGTCCCGTTCGATGAGGGGGGCGGTCCCGGCTACGACCGGACGGCGGCGCCGCACCCGGAGTGCCCGCGCTGCCACGGCGAGGGGATCTTTCGCTTCGTCAAGCCGGACGTCCGCCGCATGTCGCCGGCCGAGCGGATGCTCTTTAACGGATATAAGGTCAACCGTGACGGCTCCATCGAGCTGAAGTGGCGCGACCGCGACGCCGCCAGGCTAAATTACGAGACGCTGACCGGCCTACGCCGCCCTGTGCGCCCCCTCCTGCGGATCGACCCCGAGGACGTTTCCCCCGAGCAGCTAGAGGCGCTCCTCCAGGATATGCAGCGCAAGAGGTTGTTCAACCAGGACGACGTCGACAAGATGATCGACGTGACGCCCGCTCCCGGCGGCGGTGAGCGGCGTACATAGTGGGTGTAGGCGGCGCATCCGGGGGTACGAAACGATGGCGGAAGAGAGGCGTCCTATAGAGGACATCGTCGACGAGATCGTCGGTCTCGGGTGGAGGGTGAACAATATCTTCCAGGGAGCGAACGGGGCGTGGCAGTGCAATCTGTGGTGGACCGGCGGAGGAGCGATGTCGAGGACCACCGAGTACGCTCGGGGGAAGACGATGCGGGAGGCGGTGGCCGGCGCGCTGCGGGACGTCCGCGCGAGGCGCAAAGCGGGGCTCGCCGTCTTGCCCTCCTCGGCGCCCGCCTTCCGGAGGCGCACCTGATGCCGCTCGACGGGCCGTCCCCGGCGGCGACCGAGGGCCGCCTCGCGATCGTCGATCCGCACATCGCGTCGATCCTGCACCGCTACGCGACCGTCCTCCGGCGCGGCGCGGACGCCGAGGACCTCGTGCAGGACACGTTCGCGCGGGCTCTCCGCTGCGCCGAGCAGTACGTGCCCGGCAGCAACGCCAGGGCGTGGCTCATGACGATCATGCACAACCTCCACATCAATTCCGTGAGGAAGGGTCGCCGAGCCCGCGCCGTGATCTGCGGGCTCCCGGACAACTTCGATGAGTTTCTCGTCGGGTCTGACGGTGCCCGGGACGCGCTTACCCGCATCGAACTCGACGAAGTGTTGGAAAATCTCTACGTCAACCGCCCTGGCGACTTCGAGATCGTGATGCGGGTCGCGGGTGGTGGCACCTCCGGCGAACTCGCCGCGCGGTTCGGGATTCCGATCGGCACCGTCCGCTCGCGCCTGTCGCGGGCGCGGGAGTACCTCTCGCTCGACCGGTAGCGTATATAATCCCCGCGGGTCGTCCCGCATTCCCCATTCTGGAAAGAGGAACGAAGCATGACGATCGATTGGAAGTCCATCGGTGCGGAACTCGTCTCCGTCGCGGAGACGGACAGCGAGGACGCGGTGAAGACCTTTGTCGCCGACAAGTTCGGACCCGGCGCCCAGGCGGCTGCCCTCCAGCTCTACCGGGACGTCGTGTCGCTCGCGGCGAAGCCCTCCGCGTCGGCCGCCGAGGCGGATCTCCCGGACCTCCTCAAGGTCGTCTCCGACCTGTCCGGGCCGTCTCTCTCGACGTTCGACTGGTCGTCCTTCGCCTCGCAGCTCGTCGAGAAGATCGAGGAGGACGGCGAGGAGGAGGCGAAGGCATTCGTCGAGGGGGAGCTGACGTCCGTCTCGGCGTCGCCTGCCCTCGTCAAGCTCGTGCAGGCCTTCGCGACCTTGGCCGAGAAGCCGAGCCTGGCCGACGCCGCCCCGCTGCTGCCGGACGTGTTCGCCCTGGTCTCGTCCGTCACCGGTCTGTAGCCGCCGTCCGGCGGGAAACCGAACGGTTCCGCAGCCAGGATCGTAAGCCGACGCTCAGCGCGCTCGTCGCGTGAACTGCCTCCCGCTAGTCCGTGCTGCTACTGCGTGCGGCACGGACATTCAAGCGGCGGATGACGTCGGATGGCTGCCCTAGGGTCCCTAGCGGGTAAATCGCCCCTCCGGGTAGGTATGCTGCCCGGAGGCCGCTAGACCCCTCTAGGCGTCGAAAATTCCGGCCTCTCCGTCGACATAGAGGGACGTCCTCCGGGCCGTCCCTCTTCCCGTTTCCGCTATCCCGGTCTAAATGTCCGACTTCTCCTCGCTCAACTACGAACAGAAGCTGAAGCTCTTCGCCCTCGGGGTTGCCCGACAGAGGGAGGGGAGGACAGTGTCTCCTATGACCTCTCGCCAGCGGGATGAGGGACCGATCCCGCGCCCGCTCCCGCCGCTGCCGGCGATCGTGAACTTCGACTGGAAGAACCCCGACTACGATGCGGTGTTCGAGCAGCGGGACGCGCTGTTAGGAGAATTGCGGGCGGACCGCCGGCTCCTCGAACGCTTCAGGCAGTACTACCGTCACGCCCACGCGGACTTCATAGCAGACTGGGGTGTCACCTTTGACCCCCGCAATCTCGACATCGGGCTTGATCCCTTCATTCCGTTCGTGCCGTTCCCGCGGCAGCGCGAGTGGATCGACTACATCCTGCGCAAGTGGCGGGCCCGCGAGCGCGGCCTGACCGACAAGTCGCGCGAGTGTGGGGTCTCATGGCTCGCGGTCTCGTTGTCGTGTCAGTTGTGCATCTTCAATTTCGGCGCCGCCATCGGGTTCGGCTCGAAGCTGGCGCGCGACGTAGACGCGATCGGCGACCCGAAGAGCCTGTTCGAGAAGGCCCGGATCTTCATGCGCAACCTGCCGGCTGAGTTCCGCGCCGGCTGGACGGAGCGGGACGCCCCGGAGTTCCGCATCAAGTTCCCGGCGACGGGATCCGTTATCGTCGGCGAAGGTGGCGACGAGATCGGTCGCGGGGGCAGAAATTCCATTTACTTCGTCGATGAGACGGCGAAGCTGAAGCACCCTAAGCTCGTCGACGCCGCGCTCTCGCAGACGACGAACTGCCGCCAGGACATCTCGACGCCCGCCGGCATGGCGAACCCCTTCGCCGAGCTGCGTCACTCCGGGCGCGTCGAGGTTTTCACGTTCTCCTACCTCCAGGACCCACGCAAGGGGTCGGAGTGGCGACAGAAGCAGGTAGAGAACATCGTCGACCCGGTGATCATCGCGCAGGAGATCGACATCGACTACACGGCCTCGGCCGACGGCATTATCATCCCGCAGGAGTGGGTGCAGTCGGCGCGGGACGCGCACGTCAGGCTGGGGATCGTAGCGACTGGGCGCCGGGGAGCGGCTCTAGACGTCGCGGACGGCGGCGTGGACCTGAACGCCATCTCGCTAGGCACCGGAATACTGGTCGAGCACGTCGAGGAATGGTCGGGCAAGGGGAGCGACCCGTTCGCGACCGTCGAACGCGCCTTCCTGGTCTGTGACGAGCACGGCGTGACGGAGATGCGGTACGACGCTGGTGGCCCTGGCGCGGCCGTCTCGGGCGACGGGCGTGTAATAAACGAGCGCCGCAAGAAGCAGATGCAGCCGCGCATCGCGCTGACGCCGTTCGTCGGCTCGGCCGCCGTCTACAACCCCGAGGGGCAGGACGTCAAGGGGCGGACGAACAAGGACTTCTTCAAGAACCGGAAGTCGCAGGGGTGGTGGGGTCTCCGCACGCGCTTCATGCTGACGCACCGCTGGGTTACGGAGGGGAAGCCCTGCCCGCCGGACAGGATCATATCGATCTCGTCTGGGATCCCCGCCGACGTCTTCACGAAGCTGGCGAACCAGCTAGCGCAGGTAACGTGGTCCCTGGACGGCTCGGGAAAGATCGCGATCGACAAGGCCCCGGACGGTATCAAATCGCCGGACCTCGGCGACTCGGTGATGATTAAGTTCGCGCCGATGGCCGCGCACTTCGACCCCTCGCCGGAGGTATTGCAGCGGCTCACGGGTGGCGCCGGTCCCGGCCGTAATAGGATGGCTACCGTCGCCCGCAACCGGTTCGCCCGCGCCCGCTAGCTGCGCCGATGGTGCATCCGCTGCCAGAGGTAGCACAACTCGAGCCCGACGCGACGGCACCACGGCGCGTCGGAATAGGTTAGCATCAGCCCAATCGGCCTGATCTCGCCGACCGCCGCGACGGTATGCTCGCAGGCCGGTGCGCCACAAAGATAGATGTCGACCCGGTATAGAGGTCTGTCCCAGAAGAACACGACGTCGATGTTTTGCCGCTCCATAATGACTGCGGCAAAAGCCATCACCGTGGCATCTATCTCAGGTCCCCGTATCCAGGCCGTTACCTCGGGCCGCCGGATCTTGACTAGCGCGGCGGCCATCAGAACCAGACCGTGCGTCGGATCAGCACGGCCGGGCCGCAAATCGTGTAATTGCCGATGATGGTCTCGCCGCGGTGCCGGGACGCGCCGTGATAGATCTTGGTCGCGGCCCTGTTTTCGTCGAGGTTCTTCCAGATTCCGTTCTCATCGACGAACATGTCCCAGTCGTCGGCTTCGGTCAGCTCGGCCGCGCCGACCCTGTCCGGCGCGAGGACATGGAGGTGCTCAGGGTCGGCGCCGTCGAGCAAGGGCACGACCAGCGCCTTGATCCGGTCGTAGCCGGGATCCTCGGGCCAGTCGATTTCGCCATGTTGGGGGTCGGCGCCGGGACGGTAGACGGTGTAACGGGTCAGCATGGCGGGTCTCCTGTTTGGTGTCGGTGGTTGGGCTCAATCGTTCCAATGGGGGAGGCCGGTCAGCACCGGTGTATCCCTGTCGAAAATGACGTAGTCGGCGCTGCGCTCGCTAGCCGCGTCGACCGCAGCGCGCGTAGCCGGGCGGCTTCCCTCGTTCCCAATCCGTTCGCGTGTCCGGGATGGGAGGGTACTGCCTCAGTTTGAAATTTCTGCCGGTCTACGCATCGGCGTACATCCAAAAATGATCAAGCGATGCGGTCCCCGTGTGTCCCGATAGCGCTTTCCAGAATTCTCGCGACGCCGCCCTTATGTCGCTGACCGTCGCGGAGGAGTGCTCGTATTTTCCCGTTCCTGTCTTGGTGAATCCATGAGCGATCAGCTTGTTCCCGAGTGTCGTGGTCAGCGAGCCGTTATCGCCGTTGAGTGAAAATCTGATGATCGCGCGCATTGCGTCTTCCCCCTGTCACGTGCCACATTCCGTCCATGCCTACTCGCTCAAGCAAGCGTCCAACGGACGTTAACCAGCTCGCAAAACTTATCGTGGATATTGCCACGGGGGAAGCGAGCGATTCGCCCATTGACCCGGAAACCGGCAAGAATGCCGCCGCCGTTGCACTCGGGCGACTTGGCGGTCAAAAAGGGGGACGGGCGCGGGCCGACAAGCTTAGCGCCGAAGAGAGGCGAGATATCGACCAGCGCGAAGCGGAAAGACTATTCAAGGTTGTCAGAACAGCGAATGACGAAGAAAAGAAGCTTGTTTCCGCTCTGGGTTCTTTTGCAAGATATCCCATGGGCGAAGGAACCGACTGGTATTTCATGATGTTGTCCGGTAAGATTGAAGGCGAAGATGGCGAGGAGGCCGTGGGCGATCATGAGCAAGCCGACAAACGAGGAAGTGCGGCGGCAGATGGAGAGGATTCTCCGGGAGCAGGAGGATCGCCCGACGCTGCGCCCACAGACGCGGAAAAACAGCGCAGCGACGAAGTTTAGCTATCTGCAAGACCGGAAAGAAGCTGCCGAGTCTCATTCCGGAACTTAATTCAAACTGATTTTTTGCTTGAGCGTAAAAGCATGGTGAGGTATGATCCTCGCCATGAACAAGCTCGACCTCGCGACCCGCACCCAAATCCTCTCGCTGCTCTGCGAGGGTTCGTCCATGCGAGCCATCACGCGGGTTACGGGCGTATCTCTCAACACGGTCACGAAGCTTCTGGTCGATGCCGGGCAGGCTTGCGCCGCGTATTACGATGAAACGGTACGCGGCGTCAAAGCCACGCGCGTCCAGTGCGATGAGATCTGGGCGTTCTGCTACAGCAAGCAGCGCAACGTAAAATCGGCTAAGGCCGCTCCGGAAGGCGCAGGGGACGTGTGGACGTGGACGGCTTTAGAGGCGTCCAGCAAACTCATGATCAGCTACATGGTCGGCGGCCGTGACGGGGAATACGCACTGGCGTTCATGGACGATCTGCGGCAGCGGATCACCAATCGCGTCCAGCTCACGACGGACGGTCACAAGGCATATCTCAATGCCGTCGAGGAAGCGTTCGGCGACGACGTGGACTATGCCCAGCTCGTCAAGCTGTACGGCGAGGCCCCGGAAGCCTTCAAGGGCCGCTATAGCCCGGCGCAGTGCGTCGGAGCGCGCAAGGAGGCCGTGACCGGCAACCCCGACAAGGCGCATGTCAGCACGTCCTACGTCGAGCGCAGCAATCTCTCGAAGTACTCTGCGTTGATACCACTGCTT